AACTGCTGAGTTAGTTCCTGATAAAGCAAGTAAGGACATTAGCTTAGTACTAAGTTAAGATTTCTGCCTACCTCAAGCCACTTAGTCCCATTATATCTGAAGGTAAAAAGGTCTCCGTAGTTTGCTGTTGTTGTAAGGGTTGGTGCTGTGTCTGCCGTAAATTCGTAGGCTGCGTTCCATGTTAGCGTTCTTGAACCTGTGCCGTCCTGTATAACTAGCAAGGATATGTATTGACCACTACCCACTGCGTTACTTGGGGCTGCTAATGTTCTGTTACCACCCAAAGTTACTTTTGCTATAGGGGAGGTTGATACATCCCATGCAATGGTTGCACCATCGGTTAGGGTAGCCTCACTACCTAATTTAACTTGACATCCTGTAAGGTCCAGAACATCACCACTTGCAATTTCCTCGATGGCTGGTGTTCCGCTGCCATCTACTATTAATGGGAATCTAACTGCCATTTTATACTCCTACGTTTACGTTGCCTGCTCGTCCCTCAACGACCAGCGTTCCACTTGTTATTGTTATGTCTGTGTTGCCACTTCTGCCCAGCACGGTTAATGTTTGAGAGACAGCAACGTCACCAAAGCTCACAGCCCCGGATCCGTCTGTAACTAAAGCCTGTCCGCTGGTTCCGTCAGCAATAGGTAAAGTATACACCGAAGTTGAGCTCTTGTTATTAGCATCCCCAATAAATATCTTACCTTGGTTAAGGTTTGGGGTTGCGGCTGTTCTCCCCGCTCCGCCCACCTTAATAGAACCGTTGCTTGCATGGACCCTTTGAACCTTACCTATGTTCTGTAGTTTTAATGTTTCCCCACCAGCCGGATCATTCGTTAAGGCACCAGCTGTGGTGTCTACATATAATGTATCTCCTAACGAATAACCGGAGGTATCTAAACCTGCGAGGGTTCCAAAACTAATAACATCTACTTCTGCGTTGGTGCTAACGGTTGCTTCTGCTAAACCAAAAGCTGGAATTTTTGCAGCGTCATCTGCGTCTGCTAAAGATACAACAGGAACTTCACCAGAGATACCGGATATATAAACAGCTTGACCCTTCGTTATACTTTCCCCCGCCTTAGCGGTGAAGCGTACAACTGAGTCTTTTAACTGTTCACCATGTATCTTTGTATTTGCCATTATGTTATCTCATCCCATTGTTGATCTGTTTCGTTCCATTCATACATATTGCCATCATCAGGATATGCAACTGGTGCTTCCCAAAGGCAAGTATCTTCGTCTAGTGTCCATGATGGGTATGGTTGTGGTGGAATGAAAGCATCTCTTGTAGCATCATAAGAAAAACCTATACCTGCATAATTTTTTCTTATAGAGCCATCTATTTTTGTTTCTAGCCATTGCCCTGCTGAATCATCATAAAAGGTATCAAAAAAACTTTCTTCTGCTGTGATTACATTTGTTACTTTTGCATCTACTATTTTTGCATAATATGCCATATTTTCCTCTTATGTTGCGTAACGAAAAATTACTATTCCAGAGCCACCAGCTGCACCAGTGTAATTCTGTGCACCACCACCACCGCCGCCTGTGTTAGCTGTGCCAGCTACCGCATTATCAGCACCACCATCTGAACCAGCACCACCGCCACCAGTACCGCCAGCACCTTTAGTTCCACCATATGCACCACCGCCACCACCGCCAGCGTAATAGTTGCCATCTAGCCATTGTTTTCCTGCACCGCCTGCACTTCCATTTTGGTTACCACCAGCAGCACCTTCTGCTGATTTGCCGCCACCGCCTGCACCGCCATAAGTTCCGCCATTACCACCCATATTGCCTTGTCCAGATGTTGCAGCACCAACATTAACACTTTGACCACCACTTGATTTGTAGCCAGATGCACCACCACTAGAGCCACCTGCCTTACCAAAACCAAGATTAGGATTACCGCCACCCCCTCCGCCGCCAACTGCTGTTGTTAAAGATAATCCAGAAACAGATGAATTTGTGCCATTGCTTCCGTCATAGTTATGTGCCCCACCAGCACCGCCTGCACCAACAACTACAGTATGGCTTCCACTAATTGTTTGACCTGTATATTCAAGCATCCCGCCTGCACCACCGCCACCAGAATAATATCTACCACCACCACCGCCACCGCCTGCAACGATTAAAATATCTACATTAGATTTAGCAACTGGTGCGGTAAGTGTGCCGCTAGATGTGAAGGTGTGATATGTATATCCGCCTGCTGTTGTTACTGTTCCGCCTGTTACTGGAAAATTACCTATATTTGTTGTTCCTGTACCAATATTAGTCCACTGATTATCATTAGTTGTAGCGCCTGTACAGCACCATAAATTACCAGTGCTTTTGTTAAGCCATAGAGTTCCGACTCCTGTAGATGGATTTGTGTTTGTTGCAGGATTAGAGGTTGCTACTGTTACATCTGTTAAATCAGCAAAAGCACTAGCTGCATCTGCAAAAGATAAAGTTCCGCTACCATTTGTTTTTAAAAATTGTCCATCAGAGCCATCAGAAACAGCAAGAGCAGGTATTCCAACCGCATCGTCTGCTATAAGAGCAGAGGTAATAGCATCATCTGCAATAGAAGCTGTTACGACTGCATCATCTGCAATAGTTGCACTTGTGATAGCATCATCAGCAATCGCAGCAGTTGTTACTGCATCGTCTGCTATTACTCTTGATGTGATCTTAGTGTTTGCCATTTATCCCTCTAGTGTTTCTATTCTTGATTTTAAATCTTCAATTTCTGTCATAGCTTCTTGTAATGCTTTAATAGCCATAATGTACATTTGCTGTTCTTTAACACCCTTACGAATTACAGCATCTTGAGCAGCAGTTTTTGTATCACCAACTGAAACGCCTTCTGGTAGATCATCTTCTTCTGTCCATAGAACTTCATCCTTTGATTGTACTTTAGTGTGTTCGGTAATTAACTCAGGATTAGTCGTTTCAATTTCCTGTGCTATAACTCCTAATCTTTTATCATCTGAATCCTCATCTTCATTATAATGAAACTTTTTAAGTTCCCAAGATTTAACAGAATTCCAAGTGCTTGATAATACTTCTATATTTTTCTTTTCTCTTTCATCACAAAGATTGGAATTGTTTGATTGGTAATTATGTAATCCCCCATTTGATTGTAGAGATGCTTTTTGTCCTGCTGTATCGTTGCAGGTCCAAAATTGAGATTGTGTATTATTAGGAGCTCCACCATATAGCCAAAAGTTTGCACAGTTTGCATAATAGGTACTACCATTTCTAATAAGTACAGTTGTTAAAGCACCATCATTTGAATTTATCTCATGATATTTACTTACGCTGTTAAAATACGCTCCACTTGTACTTTTTACTTTCCAAGCACCATGCAAATTAAGACTTGCTCTTTCTGTAGTTCCATAATAAAACCTCATTGCAGAAGAACCTGCTTGTGCACCTATTCCTATTCCTGCTGTTGCCCCACTTGCTTCAAAATTAATAAGAGGCACATTATCAGCACCACCTATCTCTAGTTTAGAGCTTGATATTGATGGTGTTCTATTAATTCCAACTCGTCCTGAGCTATCAATCCTCATGCGTTCTGAGCCACCTGTATTCAGGGTAACTACATCTCCGCCAATATTCATAGTACGCCATGCAGAGCTTCCTCTGTCATAAGAGTTCATGTTTACAAAACCGCTTGATTCGTTTGGTGTAACTTCTAAACTTGTTCCATTTGTTCCATCGCCTACAACAAAATTGACTTGAGGAGATAGATTACCAACTCCAATATATCCTGACTCATCTATAACAACTTTTTCAGTTAATGATGACCTTGCTCCACCGCCTGAAGTAGAAGTGCTGAATGTTAATTTACTTGCACCTACTGCTCCAACAGCTATTGATTTGATGCTTGAAGTAACTCCTGCTGCTGAAGAACCACCATCTTGGTCAAAGAAATTAATTGCACCAAATACATCATCAGCAGATACGCTAGCACCTGCTGCATCAAGCACCAAGTTAGTTCCGTCAAACCTAAGATTAGCTTCACCCTCTAAAGTATTAGCAGTACCGCTACCAGTTATGATTCTGTTATCAGCGTTGTTGTTAATTGTAGTTCCGCTAACAGTAGAAAAAGATAAATTACCAGACCCATCGGTTGATATAACTTGACCGTTGCTACCGTCTGCTGCTGGAAGCACCCATATCTTATCTGCTGATAAGGCAGGAGCTTCAAAGCCTACATAGTTAGATCCTTCATAGAACCTTAGTTCGTTGTTATTACCACCAACAGATAAGTGACCGCCAGTAGTAACGTCACTGGTAAAAGTAACCTTCTCATTAGAGTCAATAGTGATTGCTGTTGCGTCTGCACTTGTGCTAATCGAGGTTGCTGATTCTAAAACATCAGACACCAAAGATTTCTTTAATGCACTGTCTGTAGCATCGAAGATCATAAAGTGGTCCGCACCTACGGCTGTAACTTGTGTTAAGCCTGACACGAAGGATGCTGGTAAGGTGTTTACTTCTGTTTGAGTAAAGGTCATGACTTCTACGGTCGCACCGTTAGAAGGATTCGCATCTAATGTTAGGGTTGTCCCTGAAATTGAATAACTGTTTTTTTGTTGATAAACCCCGTCAATAAATACCTGAGTGTTGTTTTCATGAATGGGAGCAATACTTAATGTAAAAGCTGCCGTGTTTCCATCTGCGGTAAAACTATCTTGATTTAAGTTGTTACCGGAAACAGCACCCTTAACGTGGTAAACAATAATGTTTCGATCAACGACCGGTGCTTCATCTAAGGTAAGAGTTGTTCCTGAAAGAACAAAGTCCCCCGGGTTTTGATAGGCACCTTCTATAAATACAATAAGGTTGTCTTCGCTTGATGGTGCTTGGCTTAGGGTAAACGCTGTTGTGGTTCCGTCCCCCGTAAAAGTATCAACGCTTAGTGTAGAGGTAACTTCTGTGGTTATGTCCTCTAATAAAGCCGCAACTACCCTTAACTCTGCCTTATCGCCAGAATTAAAAGCTTGTGCAGTTGTGTTGTCTTGCCCTCTAACTACAGTTAGTGTGTTACCACTTCTCGCAGTTACCTTAACAATCTCCCTGTTGGTGGTGTCATCAAAAGTAACATAGAAGTGATCACTACCTGTTATGGTAGGAAAAACAGAACCATCGGTTACAGCGATACTCGTGACGCTGCTATTGATTCCTGCGGCAAGAGTTGTCGCTGCGTTGTTGGTAAACTTAACAGCCATTAGCTAACTCCTTTAAAATTAACTAACTGTTACAGTCCAAGTAATTGTCATTGAGTCAGACGCACCCTTATTAACTACTGAAAAAACAGTTCTACAAAGTAAGTCACCGGAAGAAGAGGCATTTAAAATACCAGCTTCAGTCACAGCACCCGTACCAGTACCTGCTGCAAAAGTAGCTGTGTAAGTCACAACAGCACCCGATACATTAGTACTTGTTAAAGCAACACGACCTAGCTCAGTTCCTAAAGAGGAATCGCCAGCTGCGGCTGCGGTAGAACCACTACCAATTGCCATGTGAGACATAGCAGTTGCGGTAGCATCTTTCATTCTAGAAGCTACATATTCCTTTCCGTCTGTGACGACAAGGTTATTTACTTCTTGAACGGTTTCTCCATTAAGAGCAATCTTAAGTTTACCTGTAAGTTTTAAACCATCGTTTAACATTTAAATCTCCTAATTTAATACGCTTGTGTTAAAAGCACTTGTATTAAGAACGCTGCTTGATCCTGAAATTAGAACCACATTAATGGATTCAGTAATAGAAGCATTGTCTGACAAGGCTTTCGAGAAAGATATCACTTCTTCGTCTGATAAGGAAGTGCTATCCGTATAGATACTTCCAGCTCCAGATGTCAATACTTCACTTAATGTAATACTGTCAGAGAAGGATGTAACAAACTCTATACTAGGACTATCTGTTAACGAAGCTGTGTCTGACTTGCTGGTTGATATTGCATAATTTAATGACTCCGCAATGCTAACTATATTGTTTTTGTTTATTCCAAAGTCTGTTCTTAGATCATCAGACGGGCTGGCTATATCATCAAGAGCATAAGCGTCTGCAAAGGACCTGCTGTATGTTACCACCCTTGCAAGTGACTCTGATATAGAAACAGATTCTGGATTGCTTGAAGATATGCCTCCACCCATTCCGCTATGATTTGTACAATAATAATGTAAGGACGCTGGGGTTGATGAGGTTACTTGTATTTCTACGTAAGCACCTGATGATCCGGCTGTGCCACTTACCGTGACGTTTGTTGAATAAGCAGATCCACCGCCGTGTGTACCATTTGCGGTTTCAGAAAACCTAAGTGGATGACCGCTTACGCTAGAGTCTGAGATATCAAACCTGTAGGTCTTACCAACATCAAATGTTAAATCTGGACTGACAGATCCGTCTATGTAGTACTTATTACCCGAGCCATAAGAGTTAGTTCCAGACGCCACGGTGACTGTATAGGTAACCGTTCCCCCTCCGGGAACAGCCTTAATAAATTCTTTAATATCAGATTCAGATATGGTTGTTCCGTCTGACTGTGGTAGATCAACGCTAAGTGCAGGGTCGTCAGAAACTGACATAGTGTCACTTTTTGCTGGATCAACACTTAACACCTCTGAGTCTAAAAATGACAAAGTGTCACTTTTTGCTGGCTGTATTTCTAAGGTGGGTAGGTCGCCCAAAGAAAGCACATCAGAGTCTGTTGTAGAAAAGCTTATTGCTGGGGAATCTAATAGGGTTGATGAGTCTGTGAAAGCCCTAACAAAAGCTACTTCTTTTAAAAGACTTTCGGTTATGCCTACGGTGTCTGCTTGTGCGGATGTAAAACTTAATATGCTTTCTTCTGCAATAGAAAAAGAGTCTACCCTTGATTTTGATACAGACAACGCAGGGACATCAGTAATAGATATATTAAGTGCGTTGACGTTATCGCCAACAAAATAAAGGTTCTTGCTGTCTGGGTCTAATCTTATGTCTGTAGCAACAAGCTTAACAAACGACAGGGTGTTTTTAAGATCTACGAAAGATAAAAGGGTTGTTGATGATCCAGCGGTAGAGCTTAAGGATGCAAGCTCTTGCTTATCTACCGTTAGATGTAGACTGGCGAATGATACTGATATTTTCAGTGCCATTAGTCAAAATCATCTCTTACGGTAAATTTTATTAATTCATTAACTGTTTGTATGTTCCCGTCTGACTTTGTAAACTCAACCTCGCCCTCATAAAGACCGGCTGAGCTAAAAGTGCTGCTTGGAAATATCATTGTACAAACACCATTGGTTGCGTCTGTAATAGTACACAAAATTGTTTGTAGCACCGTTGTTGTTCCTATCTCTCTAACCCTAACTCTTACAGTGCCGCTAGTTATATCTATCGGTGCAAAGGTTGTTGCGTCTTCCGGGTCTAAGGTTTTACCAGACGCAGCTGTGTTTGAGTCCTTTAAGGTAATAGTAAGTTCTGGAAGTGTGTCTCCCACAACTAGTTTTAAATTTGCTGAATATGCCATTAGTATCCAAACTCCTGATATTTAACAGTTAAGTTAGCTCCAACATTTCCATACTTGGTTTTTCTAACTGCTAAAGCCTCTCCCTTATCATACATTCTTTTATTTAAATCGGCAGCCTGAACATCAGACCAAGGTGAGTCTTTCATCATCTGTAGTCTATAAAGTGCACCATGAACAATAACTTCCTGATACTCATTAGCAATAATGCTTGGAATGGTTGTAGATGTTTGTTTTGGCTTTAAACTATATAAAGCATAAAGCGTTTCTGTTGCCTCAGGGGTTGGGGCTACTAGAATTGTTTCTTGATCCTTTTGTGTGTAGTAATCAACCCTACCTTTTCCATAAACACTAAAAATAGACTGAGATCCTATCTGTGCTTTTGCTTCTATCGGAACAAGTTTCTTTTGTGATATCTGAGTAATGCTAGCATCAGATCTAGATCTAAAGATATCAATGATGTGATTGAGCTCCGCTCCCGGGGGTATATCTAAATCACTTGAGTCGTACTCGTTAACATTTGCAACTACCACAAACGGGGTAACGTCTTGCATATAAATATCTGTGTTAATACAAAAATCAATTAATGTATTTCTTAATTCATCAAGTATTATAAACTTAGGGCAGTTTGGTGCCTCCCTTCTAACTTTAGGTACCAGCGTTTCTATTTTCTTTGATACTGCCATTTACTAAGTGTCCTGTGCTGGGGTTGCTGGTCTTGGCTGAGATCCTGCGTCCGCCTGTGTTTTAATGCCCAGTCCATTTTGGAAAGATGCATAATATGAAGCTGACCTTTGTAGGTCTCCCGCATACTCAGAATCTTTTTGGTATGACCTGTAAAGCATATAATCTAAGATAGCATTAGCGTAAGTATCATCCAACCCTATTGTTGTAGTATCTGTTGTAAAATCACTAATGGTAATATTAGAGGGTGATGAACTATAAATAATCTCTATAGTATGTCCGCTGTCAGATGGGTATGGATATACATAAAATGATTTAGGATCTACCGGGTTATAAATATAATGTTCCACAGATAGACCTGTAGATGAGTACCAGTCATCCACCTGATCATCTAATATCTTTCTTTCAATAATAGTAACAGGCGTTTTGTTAGGGCTAAGATTTTTATATATATCTAAAAGCCTCAGTCCACTAACGGGCAATGTTTGTTTGGCTGACTCAGCCAGAGTAAACGATTCGTTTGTTGTGCTGGCGTCGGGTCTAAAGAGAACAATCTCTCTTTGTCCGTCATTTAAATAATCTAAAAGAGTTTGTTGGGACCATCGTACGTTTGATGTGTCCTGTAAAATCTCCTCTGCCTTATCAATGACATCGATGACCCTAACCGTTGCCACGTTAGAGACCTAGTGATTTTTTCTCTTCTTCTGAAAGAGATCTTTCGTCATAGATAAATTGCCAGTATTCTGCTCTGTGTGCAGGGTTCCAAGGTACAACTTTTCCATGCTCGCCTTTGGAAGCAATAGGATCATTGCTGCCTGTCTTTGGTTCTGATTTTGGCTGTGGCTTTTTCTTTTTAAGATCTTCTACCTGAGCCTCTAGATCGGCAAGTTTTGTTTTTTTGTTAAGGTCTACACCAAACTCTTCTTTGGCGTGTTCAACTAATTCGTCTTTGTTCATAATAAATTCCTATAGTTAGTGTGAATAGGGTATCACAAAAAAGTGGGGAGCCGAAGCTCCCCGGGGTGGTTAATTAAGCAACTTGTAGCTTGAATTCACCGATAGCTGTAGGCAGGATAACTTTGTATCCGTATACAGATAAACCTCTAACGCCATCACCGAATGAAGACTCAAGTCTTACAGTTTCAGTGTTAGTCATTTGAGATGCATAAGCAATAGCTTTTGGATGTCCATAAAGACCAGATGTTACACCTGATGTTGTAGACAGATTGTTAGATACATACATGTTGAATCTATCAATTTTTCCAATGAAGCCATTTCTTAAAGGTGAAACGCTATCACCAGTTAAGTAAGCTTGTCTTAGCTCTGACTGCTTAATTAGAGTAGCAACCGCTGGGTTGACAATCATAAATCTTCCTTCTTCAGGAATGTTGTTGTCGTCCAACTGCTCTCCAGCAGAAAGAATGTGACCAAGCACAGTGCTTGATGTGATGTCAGCAGGTGTAGAGTTGATGTCTGTTAAAGACGAACCAGCTGCTACGTTTGCGAACACATCTTGCTCAATAGCGATCTTCATGTTCTGAGCTGCATCACCTGCTGCCTCGTTCATGAAATCAATATCAGCTTGCATTCTTAAGATATCGTCAACTTTAAAAGCGTAGCTTTTAGCTTTGTTGATGTCCAACTCAATAGTGCTAGATGTTACATCAGCGTAAGACAAAGAACCTGTGTAGTCAGCAACTGTTACTGCTGGTACTGTTCTTATGTTTACTTTGTTACCTAACCCAGAAATTTCTCCTTCATACTCGTTAGTTGTTACCTCAGATAAAACTGTCTGTGCGTAAAACTTAGCTTGTAATTTTTTAGAAAAGACTTCTGGAATGAAATGCTGTTCTCCAGCTGCGAAAGAAAAACTTCCACTACTTGATGAATATGCCATTATTTACTCCTAATTTTTTAATGTCAATTTCAAAAATTTGTAGTAAAAACTTATGGTCTTACTCTGCCTTCCCGGTGAGCTAGGTCGATATCAGCTTCGTATTTACGGAACTGTTTATCATTTAACTTACCAATCTCAGCAGCAGTCCAAATCTTTTTACTACTCCCAATGTTTTGTTTCCTAGCTTTTGGAAGGTTCGGCTCCGCATTTTGCTTTGCTTTCTCAACCAAGTCTGCTTTAGAAACTTCCGGAGTAGTAGTGATACCAAGTGCGTTCTTATAACGTGAGAGCAGTTCGATGGTGTCGTCAGCCCCGCCGCCTTCTGCTACCTGCTGCCATACCGGACTTTGTCTTTCTAGCCACAGATTAAAATCCTCTGAGTTGGCTATCTGAACATAGTCTGGGTGGGCTTTAGCTAACTTAGCTTTGTGCTCACGGACCAGATCGTCCTGTTGAGCTTTCGTTAATTCCTGAGTAGTTTTTTCAAACTTCTGATTAAGTTTGGCAAAAGCTGTATCCACATAACTCTGAAGGGGCTTCACTAACTCAGGATAATCTTTCATTATCTCAGAGAGGTCGACGCCTACTTCTTCCATCTGCTTCTCAACTTTGGTTTCACTTCTCAGTGATTCCATTGCCTTAACCTTATCGGTTAACTCAGAGATCTTTTTCTCAAGCTCTTTCTCATGTTGGGTGGCTTTGGTCATTCTCGCCTGAGCGTTCTTGTACCGTTCCTCCCACTGTTTAGATGACACAGTCTCCTGATCATCCTCCACTTGTTCATTCTCTACTTCGGTTTGAATCTCTTCATCCGCTTGACTTGATTCTTCAGTGTCCTGAGATTCAGGGGGTGAAGTCTCAACAGTTTCTTCTTTCTCTTCTGGGGTGTCCTCTGCTTCTGGTTCAAGGTTTGCAAGCCCCTGTCCTTCTGGTTCGGATTCCTTCTGAGAAGCTTCCATCTGTTTTATCATCTCGTCAGCTTCTTTTTCAAGCCTTTCGGCGATCATCTCGCCTCTGGTTTTAACTTCTTCAGTCATTTTTTTATCCTCGGTCCTTATGTTAAGGGTGTCGATTATTTATATATGTTGGGAGTTTCCTTGCGGGTTCCCAACGAGTTTAAAACTTTGTCTGCAATTTGGTCTAAAGATACAACAAACTTGAGTATGTCGCAACGTCCTTGACTAAAGCGGTAGTCCTCCGTTATTTCCAACTGGTCCCGCTCCCTCTGGCGAAGGTGTTCCATTTCTTGCATCAGGACCGACCACTCCGTCCCCATTTGGGACTTGATCAATTTGACCGCCTTGCTGCATTCCGGCGATAGCTTGTTGTAGTTGTTGTTGCTCATCCATTAACTCCTTTTCAGATTTAAGAACATCATCCGGATCTATGTCTAATGACTTGGCAACATCCTTAAGAAGTTTGTCCCTCTTAACCATTTGCTGATCCTGTGGATTATTAAGTAACGATAAGAACTGTAGCAGTCTTTGAGACTGAACTTCTTTTTGTACCATCGTTGTTGAACCTCTAGCAACGATTCTCATGTCTGACTTAATATCTGAGTTGGGGCTCCAAGTCATGTTCCAGTCATACAAAGATCTCACAAGGGGTTTGGTTAGATAATCATCAATGTTTTTAATTACAGATTTTAAAACTATATTGGCGTTTGACATCAATATAGAAATACCTGTTGCTGTTCTGTTTAAAGAGCTCTGTGTTTGTCCGTGTGTGTAGGACGGAAGAGCTGTGGTTTCATCGGCAAATCTTCTAAACAGTTCAATCACTGAAACAAGAGCCGGTGAGTTAGACTGTGGTTGATAAAACCTAACCATGGGTTGGTTACCATCGCCGCCCTCTCTAAGGAACACACGCCAAGGATATAGATCTGTTGGGTCCTCACCTGAAGCCATGATGTCGGTATTAACCTCAACCATAGGTCCTGAAGATAAAGCCACGTTGTCTAAATAGATCCTTGTAGCAGCGTTCATTGTTTGTTGTGAGTCACGCATCATCTTAGGTACGCCAGTTCCCCAGAACACATGTGGGTTCTTTTCGTACGGGAAAATAAAGTAAGGAATGATGCCTCCCGGGAGGGGATTCAATTGTGCTTTAATAATCTTGTCGTCTGTCATCCAGATATTGCACTGGTATTCTTGTGATAGGTCATCTGTTTCTGCGAACTCAATGCCGTGCTCTTCTAGCTCAAAGCCATTAACACTACCCCAGAATTCTAGTACCTCGAACTTACCTGAGTCTGTCTCGTACTCATTAACATTAGCTATATCTCTGCGGTCTTTCTCGTGCTGCTCTTCGTCATGGTTGCCCTCTGGGTTCATCTGAATGCACTCTTCAATAAGGTCGCTGTTAAATCCGGGTGAGTCTTTTAGTTGTTGGAAGTCCACACGTGAGAGTATGTGCCTTCTAAAGATAGACCTCATGTCGTCAATGGAGGTTGCGTATGGATCGGGGTATAGATCGAAAATAGAAACTGCCTCCATCTCCGGCATAGGTTCTTCTTCGTATATTAGATTATATCCCTCTTCGGAATTAATCCATTTGTGATTTCTTTCTATTCTCAATGTGCCTGCTTTCATGGCACCTGTTCCGAATATCACTTGTTCCATAATAGCATCTTTCATACTGCCTTCAAGATTATTTTCTAATGTTTGATCGTTAATAACCTCAAGCATCTTTTGAACACGGATGTCTGTCTCTTCGTCCAGCTCCTTTACAAGCTCCTTGTATCTAGCCTGAATTAAATCATCAACCATCATAGGATCGATTACCTGAGCCGCCTCCATGATCTCTAGGGCTGCTCTTTCGGTAAGTTCTTTTTCTACGGTTGGCTGTTTGGTAACGGGGGTAGGCTCGATTGAATAAAATCTTTGACCGGGTTGAAATAATAAATCTGTGATTCTTGAATAGGCGGCTAGCACTTTGGTTCGGGTAAGACCCACATAGACCTGTGATCTGTCTCCCTTCTCCCTGATCTTCGCTAGGGTATCATTGTCGTACTGACCCATGAATGCTCTAAGGTCTTCTACCCAGTCGTCCTCTATGTCGGACCTTGCATCCCTGAATTCATAGTACTTAGATTTTAACTCTCCCCCTAGGCTGATAATCGGGTCATCCATCTCGACGCTGTCGCCAGCCATCGCTATGCCCTCTGGGGCTACTTCTTTTTTATCTAGTTCGCTCATTTAAATAAAATCTCTTTTGTGTCTGTTGGTTATCTGTATTCTCTGTTTCCTTGGCATGGAGTTTAAACCAAACAGTGCTATAGCATATGCCATGATTCTATCATCATAACACCCTTGTTGTGCATTTGTAATACCTCGTGCATCAATTACATACGTACGCATCTCGTCAATTAAATCAACACAAGCTACGCCTGACTCACCCTGACGCAATAAATGTGTGAGGTTATCTATGATCAACGGCTTGGTTTTACTGGTGGTTAAGAAACCCGCTCGCCTTGTCAAACGATCCACGTAGGCATCATCCACCGATTGTTCAACATACTGATTAGGGTAACCCATGTCCTGTAACTTCCTGATGGTTGTAAGTCCGTGGTTGTTTCTTTCAACCAAGGTCCAAGCTTTGTTGTAGTGGGTCGCTATGGCGGCAATCACCTCGGCGAAGTCAAACGGGTCTATGTGCCCGTGCCATGTCGCCACCTGATAGCCCATGTGGTCCAGAACCTGAACGCAGGAATAGTCACCGTGCTCGAGCCCCTCGGAAACATCCACCCCAATACAATACCTAAAATCTGCTTTTGGATGCTCGAAAATTTTTAGCGGACCATTGTTACTTTCTATGAACTCATTGCCTCGCACCATGCCCTGCCAAGTCGGGGAATAGCACTCATTGTATGCGGCATCAATCCACTTAGGTTCCACAAAGACACGCCCTGTTGTGAGGAACGCCTCTTGCGGGGTTATAGGATACTCCTGCCTAAATAGATCCTCGCCTCCGAGGTCTTGTATCTTGCCTCGCCTGAAGTTTAATTGCTCGTTGTCTAGGTTATACATATTAGCTAACACCTCCTCCTCGGGTGTACGCTCAAAGTATTCATTAACCTTGCGGCGGTATTCGGGCATCATGCTCCAAGGAATGAAGCATACCTGCCACTCCCCTTCGCCCCTTAGGGCTCTCATGCATGCATCATAGAACCAACCCCCCGCTCCATTGGCGGTAGATTCTAAAAGTATCTCTGAGTTATCCTCAGGCACTGTCTGTAATAACCCCGGGATAATATCCGAGTTTGGATAGAAGGCTACCTCAGATCCGTGTAAATAATTGGTGGTCCAACCACGCCCGACCTCGCTGGTTCTCGCCGTCGCAATACGCCACCTAGATCCATGGGTGAACTGAAGCGAACTGGTGGTGGATTCTTTAAGCTCTGGTTTAACTAACGGATGTGGCAAATTATCATAGAAGTATCTAACCATTCCGAAGATAGCTTTGGTGGATTCATTAAGGTGAGATACCACTACGGCGTTCTGATTTTGAGCCGATACTGTCTTCCAAAAACCACGTGCCTGACAGTAGGTCGAAATACCCGTCTGTCTGGACTTTAAGATGAGCATTCTCACCCTGCCATGATGAGCCCATTGCTCGTTAATCATTCTGTCAAGCTCAAGCTGAGCTGGATTAAATTCAAGCGGTACGGACTTACCATTCTTGTCAATAATATTAAGGCAGTTCTTAGCGTAAATGCTGAGATTCGCTTTGAAGGTTTTTATAATTTTTTGAAATTTATTTTTTTCAATTTCCATATTTAAAGAAACCCCGCCCCCCTAGGAACTACTCCCCCCCTGAAATATCTATATGGGGGAAAGACAAGGGAGAGTGTAGTGTGTGTATGTATATGAGGTACCCTGTCCAGCACCCCCGCCCCCTATTGAGTGCGATGTGGCGATAGTGAGCACTTACTTTATTGAGCATTTGACGGAGCATCGCCTAATTAAGGTGATTCTTTTTATCAGAGGAATCAGAGCTGGCAAGATCTAAATTGTCGAACCAAGAATCTTTCATTGAGAGCTCGACCTTCTGACTGGAATCCAGCATATTAAAGTGCCTCATTAGCAGCTCTAGAGCCTTCACACGGGATCCTGCTGTTGCTCCATGGATATCACCTAGGGCTTCCTCTTTAAGCCTCTCTATGATCTCGTCAGAGTCTGCTAGATTGCGTTCTCTGCTCTTTTCTAGCTCACATGCAAGCATTTTTTGCACATCATCGTCCTTCATCAATCGATAGCCTTGATTATATGCAGACTTCTCTGAATACCCACATCGCTTTGCGGACTCAGTTGCGTTCTTTGTCACCAAGAAATGCTCTACGAACTCGAGCTTCCTTTGCATTAATTTCTTGTCTTTAATAGTCATAATTCACCTAGTTGTTTTTACTTACAAGTTTACACCATTTAAGGAACTCATTCATGCTATGAGTGTGCTTCATGATGTTCACAGCGAAGCACACAAGCTGGATGTTTTCCGGAGCATATGGTCCATAGTTGTCTATCCTGTCTATAGAGATGTTAGCCATGGTTTCTTGACGCTTTCCCTTACCGTCCTTTATGTGAGTCATCTTCATGTTAGTAATAGCACAGAGTCCCTTTTGTTTCTCGTAGATCCTATATAGGTCTTCCCTGTCTAGGTTAAAACCATGGGTGTCTTTTCTCTTACTGCATATATGAGAGAAGAGGTGTGCTATATAGGAATATGGACTGCGGCTGATCTTTTTTCTTTTCCCCGCCGAACGGCACCGTCGACAAAGATTAATTCTATATCCCTTGGACAATTCAAACCGTGACTCGTCCTTGGTCTCTTCGCAGCTTACGCAGGTCTTATTACGACCAGTCGTGAGGAGTTGATTCTCTGACTGTAATTGTGAACTCATCGGTGTCCTTTAGTAGTTCCCTAAATCTATTAACTGCCTTACGTGAATTTGATACTGCAATTGTGTCCCCCATTTTTTCTTCCCCGATTAACACGCAGCCCTCTGAATCTTTTATTGGATAGTTACCAGCATGGAAAAGAATATAAGTTCTGTTGGGTACGTCTGTTATCTCATAGGTCTCGCCGAATCTTTTAGATGAGTATCTTTTACATTGATAGGTTCCGGACGGGATACAGCTTATTGATCTTTGGTTGTTCATCCATGGACGCTCGGCTGTCCAAAAGGTCTCTCCCTTTATAGACAATAGTCCCATGGTTCCGCTTGGGTGATATGCAAAGCGATCAAGTGTCGCTTCGACTTTCTTTTTGAAAAAGATAACTAGGCTCCGGTTAGAATCTTAAATCCACCTGCTAGTGTTAGAGTGATGGCTACTATTACTATCCTTTCGATCCAAGAAGAGAACATGTTGTTCCTGCTTTGGTTTTTCTCTAGGTTCCTTAGTCTTGCCTCGTGGTCCTCAAGGTTGGTCTTTTGTGAGATCATTCTCTCTTCCAGCCTTGGGAGTATGGAAACCATCTCAATAATTTCCTTAACTGACTTCTCTAAGTTCGTTAGCCTCATATCTAGTTGTGTTATCTCCATGATTAGGTAAAGGTATTATATAGAGGCTAATGATTCAAGTAGATTGATCGTCTTTTTCTTTTCCCCCGATTACACCTCGAAAAAATTAATTAAATTATTTTTGCAAAAAGTATTGACGGCTCCATCCATTAGTATAATATGTATACATATGAGACAACGTAAACACACACAGGGGGGCGGGCACAACACATATATCTAATCTTAAAACCCCATGGGACTGAACCTTGGCAGTCTCTAACTCAAGACAAGGAACTGAACCTTAGCAGGTATTTTGAATTAACTAAGGAAGGGACCTAATGACCCGCAGAATTCCAAAGCGGCGAGGCGAATCCAAAATCAGAGTGGTAACTGTAAGGGACTGGGTGGTCCCTCTGATGATTCCAAAAGGATGAAACAGTCAATTAATCAAATAGGAGAAAACATGAATTATCCATTAAGCAAAGACAAACAGGGCGGCTTCAAAGACTACCTATACAGGGGCGTTAAAGTTAAGGTCAGCAGAACCTATAGCTTCAACGCAGACTATGTGGTGCAGTCTTACTACGAGGTTCCTCAAATGGCTATTTTTGCAACCAGCCCTAAAGAACTCAAAAAGAGGGTTGACCGCAAACTTGCTAGCACTACTGACGAGACTTAATGAGTCGAAACTCCCTTCGGGGAGTCTAGTGCGGGGATGGTCCCCAAACATTCATAAACACATAGGAGAAAAATTATGGATAGATTTGTAATATTTAATAAGGCTACTGGTAAGAGATACGGTATGGAATCTTACGGTGGTTACAAAGAGTGGAACACAGAGCGAGCTGCTAAGGCTGCTTTGACTAGACTTAAGAATAAATACATCAAGTTGTATGACAGAGATGTAACTTATGCCCGTGAGCATGGCTTCCGTGAGGACTCAGAGCACAACGGTAACTTTAAGATGTACGAAGGTTTGTGTGGCTCAGAGGTTGTTACTTACGATTACTTCTACGAGAACGAGCCAATGGTTGAGCGTACTAACTTGATGGGCGGTAACAAGTACATGGAGCGTCTTAACAGACCAAGCTTCTTGTCACCAGCTTCTGAAAGCTACTACAGGTAAGGCTAACTGATGAGCTCTGATTGAGCGAAACCTTCTTTCTTCCCCCGAGAAAGGAGGTCTTAGTCAAATTTTAAAAAGGAGAAAACTATGAATTTAGACAAAATATTTGAAAACTTTGAATACTACGAAGATCACAATGATCTTTCAATGACCAGTGATGCTTATGCAGAACTAACCGATGACATTGAGGAGCTTGTAAAAAAATTCACGGGTAAAGAAATTATGTGCCCCGAATCAGACTCGCTGTCTCGCATTAGAGAATTATTCCTTGATAAGCTGGAAGAGCTTGCTAATAATCCGGCACCAGCAACCAAAGAAATTTTTGGTTTTGCACAGCCAGTTGTTGAGATTAGTCCAATGCTTCCCAAGCTTGCATTTCATGACGACAACGATCAGTGCATTCTATGTAACAAAGAGTTACAAAATGCGTCGGACAAAGAATCCTTTTACATACATTCTTGCGATGGTCAGATAGATACGATATGTCATGAAGAAGATGACGATCATGTGGAAAATTATGATTTTGGCAACATGGGTCACTGGAAAGTAGGACCGGAGTGTGTAAAAAAACTTAGGGGATATTTAGAGCGACAGGATGTAAATCCAAGTCACTATATCCGCAAAGGCTAACTGATGAGACCTAGATGGTCGAAACCTTCTCTTTTCCCCGAATCGAGGAGGTCTTAGTCAAATTCAATATAGGAGAAAACTAATGGACTTAACACAAAAAATTAATCACGTTGAAAAGCAGATCTTAGACAATGGATATGCTACAGCAGATCGCCTCGAGGAATTAAAAAACCACTGCGAGGAACATGCCACCTTTGTAGATCAAAATTATTACTCAATGATTCTTGAGATCTTTAACAAGGCTGAGAATAAAATTTTTAACAATGTTATGAATAAAAAAATTAAGGACCTCACCGCCAAAGATCTTGACGAGGTGATGTGGGACCTTGATGAGCTTTACTTTGATCTGATGGATCAATCTATCTCAAAGAAGCAAGCAGCCAACATGAAGCTAGGGACAGCGTTACAAAAGGTCCACGGCTAACAGACTAACTGATGAGATCTTAATGATCGAAACGCCGTGAGGCGTCTTAGTCAATTTTCAACAAAGGAGGAAACTATGGAAATTAACACAAATGGAATCTTTATGCATGGCGACTATGTGGGTCAACAAGCTGGGCATAAATTTTGGGAGCTTGAAAGATTAGAGGATGCTTTAGTCAGAGCCGAGCGTAATTTAACAGAGGCTAGGAAGTACTGGCAGCAACATGGTGCAGACGGACCATTTTCCGCAATGCATGATCCTGTTGAGGCTGAGAACCTTGTTCTTGATCTAACCAATGAGATTGCAAGACGCATGCAATACAACAAGTATGTTGGCGTTGGCAGTGTCACTAAAATAAACAGGGGTAGATCATGAGTGCATTCTTAGTATCACCTAAGCAGATAGGTAAAATCGTAAAGTACCGTAACAGTGTAGGCGGTGGGCAGCTTGGGTATAACCAAGTTGCTCGTCAGATAATGCGTTACGACACAGAGCAGGTTGTTGATCTTCTAGTTAAGGAGAACATTAAAAGCTTGCAGGATAGGTATCCGGATAGTTGGTTCTCTTTTTTCTTTTCCCCCGATGAGGCAGAGGACAAAGAAACAATCAAAGAAAAAATCCAAGCCTACATTGCAGAGGCAACGGCATATGCAATGACTCCATCTACTGATAAGGCAATTGACATGATTGGTTATATCAAGTGCTACAGATATCAGTCTTGTGAGCATGATGGTTGGGTTGATTCAGATGCTTATTGGATCACTCAAAACCTGCTGAATGAAATTTATGCTGACTTGTTAGAATTAGAAACATGGGAGGCAGCATGATGCATAATTATCTTGCGGTAGGAATAGCAGAGGGCTTTGAAGAGCCAGCTAACGAAGAGCAGGTCATAGAGGCATGGCAACACTTAGTTGACACTGGCTTGGCTTGGCAGCTTCAAGGTTGGTTCGGTAGAACCGCTGTTCAGTTAATTAAATCGGGTATTGTTAAACAGGGAGGTACAAATGGAAACAATAACTAATGTCGTGGTATGGAATGCAAACAGATCTCAGATCTTATCTAGAAAATATTTTGAGGGTAACCTTACTATTAATTCAAATGATCACAAGATTAACAGCGATGACTTTGTCACCGTGAATCGTTTGCCTTCTGTATTTTTTGAAGATGTAACTGATTGGGAGTATGTCGATGAGAACTAAAGAAGAGACCATCGAAGAGTATTTCAATCTTAGCGAAGAGAACGACCTTGGGAGTGCTGGGCACTCCGGAGGTTGGTCTAGTGAGCACAAAGACCCGCAGAAGATTTGGGGTCATGGAATGTGCTTTATTTTTTATAACCGCAATACCAGCTTTAAATTCAAAGATGAGTTATGGCATAAACATACCAGCAGAATTATTAAGATCGGTGATATGGAGCTCATAAGCAACGATACGCCCTTTAGTAATGCTGAGGTTAAAAAAGCCTTACATCAAAAGTGGTTTGCACAACACAATGAAGAGATTAGAGTTGCAAATAACAATGCAGCAAAACAACGTAGAGCCAAACAAAGGGAGGTGGCATAGTGGATATTAGAAAAACTGATACATGGATGCGTTTTGTGGATCCGGAAACCAAAAGAAAATGGATGATAGAAATTAACACAGATGAAGATATTGTTGTTTTCTATGACGGTCCACAAATGGCTTCAAGCTATTACATTGAAGATCTTCTAAGTGATAACTATGGAGGTCCTATTGGTGACGGATGCGGTCTTGATTTACATAGCGGCGTTCCCGAGTGGTCAATTGGCGGTGATGCTATAATAGAGGTTGCTAAATTTTTAAAGCAATATGTTAATACCAAGGAGGTAGCATGACTCAATATAAAGACGTCACTGACAAAGCCAAGCAAGAGCTTGATCAAGAAAAGATAGATCAATTGATGGACCAGTCAGTTCGTCAACTGTATCTCCACGTCAACAAAAGAGATCCGGAACACAGTGATTTCTTTAGGGTTGATTATCATAGCGGCAGGTCAGAGACAGAGTTCTTTGATGGGCGTAAGAAACCAAAGACAGAAACAGGAGATCCAGCACTAAGACGCTGGGACTTTGTTAATAAGTTCTTGTCTAGATAGGCTCTCATGTATGATGTTCTGAGGAGGAAATAATTATGGAAACTTTTTATATAGTTTTATTTTTGTTTGTTCTTTGGAACATCGCAGCTTACTGGGCTGTTATGACTAGAGAGGAAATTCAAAATTTAATTGGGCTCAGCCCAAAGGTTGTTAAGCATGTTAAAAAAACAAGCAGAAAAAATAACAGAACTGTCAGTAAAAATCGTAGAGCGAAACCCCGACCTAAGTCTAAACGGGCTCCACGCAGAACTAAGTAATCTTGGTTATGAGGTTAAGCAAAAAACAGCAGCTCAACTTTACTACCATGCCAAAGATTCTGTAAGTCAATTGTTTTTCGATAAATAAAATAACTTTTTAAGCAAGCTGCATATTGTGGCTTGCTTTTTTTTTGATATCCTAGAAGGTTCCTATGTTATTAAAAGAAGCCATTACCGAAGTCGCAAGACATTTAAAAGAAGACGAGACGATAGATCATTCTTTTACAAGGCTTATAGATAACCTTCCATCAGACTTATCTGAACAAGATATAAGATTAGCGTTAAGAGCTATGGAGATTGTCTCTGACGTTATATTAAAAATAAGATAGGGTTTAGGTACTCTTTTCTTTTTTTCCCCGCACAGGCGGCTCGGGAATCCTCATCCAATACAGCGGTCTAATACCAAGCGAAGATAAAAAAGTCATGGTTATTTGCTTATCAGTGTCGGGTGATAACAATTCCATGATAGGTGCGTCAGCCGTACCTCTTGCAAACAACAAACAAAATTCCTCATTCGGCAAGGGCTCTTCTTTTATATCGATCCACTTCTCCTTGGATCTATGTATATAAACTAAATCACCCATTAGTGAAGAGTCCTCGTGCTGGGCTGGTCGTCTTCTAGATAGACATAGTCAGTCAATTCACCAACAACTGTAATACCTTTCAATTCAGCAATAGATTCAGCCTGCTCAAAGTCCCGTGCAATGATGTTGGGACCAGCATAACTCTTGCCGTCATGCTCAAATTCAGTAGCAAATATTTTCACGATGCAACATCCTTGGTTGCAGTCTTAGCTTCCTCGAAGTTATCCCCAAGCTTTCTCCAAAGCTTTTCCTCATACTCACGATAAACCCATCCAGTAACCTTGCCAGTTTTTCTACCCATAGGATTTCTTGGAATCCATTTGACAACGGGGTCTGACATTCCAGCACCCCTCAGCTCTTCAATTAATATATTTTTTTTGCTCACCCTGCCCTCCATAATAATCTTTGTAGTAGTCTTCAAAAATTAATCTAAACTCTTCTAATGTTGGTACATCAATTTTATTTTTTTTTAAAAGTATTTTGTGATTGTGATAAGCGTCTCTGAGTTGCTTCTCAGTATATAAGATCATTTTTTAGGTGGAGATTTTTTGGTCTTTCCTTTTCCAGCCCATAGAACTTTTCTTGCCCAGTGGTTTGCCGAGAATTTATCGTCCTTGGTAAGCCCGCCACTTTTGTTTCTAATTCCAGCAGATCGTGCAAGATAGGACTTCCTAGCCTCAGAACTATAATTATGACCATAACCCTTGTGTCCAAAATTCACTACCTTAATCTTGTCGCCCTTCTTTGCGAGGACGGTTTGTTTGTAATTACCGGAACCACGGTACTGCATTGGCTTATTAAATCCGGGATACTTCTTACCCCTGTACTCTACTCCACCCGAAACTCTTTTAGCATCTTTAACAGTAGCCATTACTTTCTCCTTGCTTTAACTTTTTTCCAAAGATCTGCGTCAGCCTTCCTTGCTCCACCCTTGCCTGATGCAAAAGATCTAGCTCTTGCAACGCCCCAAGATGTTGGGGTCTGTCCGGGTCTAGATCCGCTAGAATAAAAAGCACCCCTGCCTCTTTTAACAACTTGTTTTAAAATGCCAACGGGTACATTGTATTTTTTTGACATGTTCTTAAGAGTTGTGTCGGTGCTACTTTTTCTTTTTGCTGCCATCTTTTGCCCTTGATTTAGCTAGGCGATTCATTGAGGATCTTGAGAGGCTTCCTGATTTATACTGCCTCTTAGCTTTGAGTATTTCTCTCTCTCGCTGTTTTCTTTTTTCCCCGGTTAAACCGGCTAAGTATTTTAGTGGAACACCACTCTTAGTCTTTCGGACCTTAGAGAATTTTCTCTTTGTGGTTTTCTTTACCATTTATTTCCAAAATAATAATTTATTCCACCAAGTTGGCTTGTGTTTTCTAATAATGTAACCAGCTGCTACAGCTAATAAAATTAATGCTAACCATTCCATAGTTCACTCCGTTAGTTTTTCTTTATACTCTTTTCTTGCTGCGTCTAACGTGCTTTTGTTTTGCACAATTAAACATGGCACTGGGGTTGAGTATTTACCCTCGTATGGATATGAATAAAAAAATTCTAGATCTTTATAAACATTGTCCAAATAATCTACAAGGTTTTTTAATAAACCTAGTGATACTTTATTATCGCCTATAAAGAGCAATGCATCAAATTTGTATACATAGTTAATCCATGTAGGCTCGTTAAGCAAATTAAAAAAAGGAACAAGTTTTACCCTGTTCCCTTCAAAGGACTCAATGCTATGCGGACATACCGTCTTTATAGAATTGAAGTAGTCAGTCCAATCAACCTCTTGATTTTTTCTTTCCACCTTTCTTTTTCTTTTTTCCTTTTCCTCTCATTCCCGGCATTTAGATCACCTCGCTTTTTTAAATATAGTTATCACTCTATGCTTAACCATGTCCTTCATTGAGTTCTCGGGCAACTCTTCCCAAGCCTTTTGTCTTTCCTCCCGAGATGGGAGGTTAGCAATAGTCTCGGGCAAAGACATTTGCATAGATAAAAGATAACACAACTTTTGAAAACCTAAAGTCAGATCAGACATATAAGCCAGTCTTTCCTTGTGGGTTTTGAGTTTGCCAATTGCGTTAGCGTATCCAGCAACATCAATGTTACCCATATCATTTCTATGTTTCATAAGTTTTTATAAGTCTAGCTGTGTACCACTGAGATTTTTTTAGGTCCTCTTCTAGATTTTTATTTTCATACCTCCAAACATACTTCAGTATGTTTCCCTTGCAGTATCCCCTAAATGCCTCTTTTGTCATACTGGCTTCGATTGCATCAATGCACTCTATATCTCCGGTTCGATAATGGCTGGGATTTATATTGTCCTTTTGATTCTTTTTAATTTTGGTTGTGTGCTCGTCATGCATTGCTAAATAACTCATTGTTGCTCCTTATTTTTTTTATAATAAACCTCAATAAAACTTTCACAATTTGGGCAGCTTAAATTTGAAACCATAGAAAAATCATTTTCTCTTTCCTCGATATCGTGATCTCCGCCCCAAATTAATTCAGTATTACAGTGATAACATTTCATAAACGCTCCTTGGTTTTAATTAATAAACTTTCTTGGCTTCCATATCTTTTTTCAAACTCATGTAAGTATGGGTGGCGTGAGACGTACATATCATTGTTTACTCCCTCCCTATGATGTCTAAAACACAAGGGTATTGTGTTTAAATGTGCTCCGGGTTTTGTTTTGCCATCAATGTGATGTATTTCAGCTGGGCTAAAGGTATCAAACTGATCCCAGCAAACTATGCAACCCATGTTTGCAATTGCACCCATCCAGTCTCTCTCTTCTTTGTTTGGTGCCTTACCTTTAAGCACCATACCTAGATCTCTCCATTCTTAGGTTAGCCATCTTGGTACGCCATTCCTCGAACTGCATATCAACCGCAGCCTTCTCTGTCTGTAATGCATCAAGACTAGCCTTGGCTGTTGCTACTCCCATTGATGCTGTGTAGTAATCCTCTGAGGCTTCGGCTTTAGATTTCTGTGCGTTGTAACTTCTTTCCCCGTCGTCCTTGGCTATGCATAACTGAATCCAAAAAACTTTTTTAAGATTGGCTTCTGCTTTGAGTACGTTAATTCTTGTTTCTTGGATCTTAGGAATGATGTCCCTAAGCATTTGATGAAAGTTTTCTTCTTGATTCATATTTGCTCGTATAGGTCTTTAACTTTATTGCTGCCCCCAAATATCTCATCTAACGTAGATGAGAACTTTGAGATCTCGCCTTGGAATGATAAACCAAAGGTGCCAATATCTCCTAGTCTATTTTTCCTAAATATAATTTCTGATGATGTATCACTTGGGTTGTCCGTGTAGTAACCATCCCGGTAAAGCATGGCTACCATATCTGCGTCTTGTTCAATAGATCCCGAGTCTCTTAGATCCGAAAGGACCGGACGTTTATCGGTTCTACCCTCAACACCACGGTTTAATTGAGACAAAGCAATTATTGGGCACGAAACTTGTTTCGCCAGCCCCTTCAGAAGATTGGAAATGTAAGTCATAGATGCGGCTCTTGAGTCACTATTGGTTGGAGCCTTGGAAGATGTCATAAGAAGTTGCAAATAATCTACCACTATCAGATCTATTTTTTTAGATACAGCCAGTGAGTTGGTTTTGTTAATCAATGTTTCAATGGTTACTGGTGCGTTGTCAAAAAGATAAAGGCTGGTTTCGTTAATCATCTGCATCGCATCAACAAACTTCTTGGTTTGATTTTGATCCATATTATTTTTTAAAACATTGTCCATGGGAACCTCTGAGATTGAGCTTATTATTTTTTTAAGCAGCTGCTCGTTAGTCATCTCCAAACTAAACACAAGCACGTTCTTGCCAGCCAGTGCATTGTTGGTTGCAACATTCATTGCGAAAGTAGTTTTACCCATGGCAGGTCTTCCAGCTATAACAATTAGATCCCCGGGTTTAAATCCATGGATCTTGTCATCTACATTGGTGAATCCTGTTTTGATGGTTGTTTTACTTTCCCCCGATTGAGACAGTTCATCCATGATGTTGACGGATATATCTTTAGCTAACTTAGGAATACCAAAGTTTTTTGTAATCTTGTTTTCCATTAGCTTGGCATTAACTCTATCTATCTTCTCTTCAATGCTTCCGTCTTCGTGGACAATCTTTGGTATTTCGTCTCCAAGATTATTTAATTTCCTGTGTGCTGACTTAACCAACAAGAGAGTAAGCCAGTGAGTAAAAGAGGCTGATGATATAAAACCAAGAACCTCTTCTTTAATTTCTTGTGCCTGCATTTCGTTGTCCATAGCAGAAGATATGCTTACATAATCATTTACATTGTTTGTAAACATAATGCTGTAAGCCTTGTTAAATGCTGGGTGCACAAAGTCATCCGGTGCTATTCCTTTTTCTTGTGCTGCTTCAAAGCACCATCTTTCCATAATCATGGCAGCAATGATGTTGCCTTCTAGTTCTTTATCAAAAATTTTCTTATCCATGTTTCCTCTCTATGATTGAATTAAATTGTGTTGGTGATAATAGGGTCCTACAATCGGGCTTGCCTTTTAACAAACCGTCTAACCTGTTTTGGTAGTACTTAGAATTGTTTGCTATCTCAAAATAGGATTCCCAAAACTCTACTGTTGTTAGGTCTAATTTTTTTCCCGTCTTAGGCGAGACCAATCCTTTCCTTGCTAATTGTTTTAATTCATTCCATCTGTTTCTAATAAGATATGAGTTAGCAGAATGTGTAAAATATTTTTTATCGCACTTAGATTTATATATCTCATAAATTTTCTCGTAATCTAATATATATACTTGTTTAGTTTTATCTTTAGTATTGTGTACTTTTGGAGTACCCCCCTGTACTTCAGAAGTACCCCCTTGATTAACATGTAATTTATAAAGATTTGAGAAGTTGTCCCGGTTCTCCCAATCAATGTAACCTTGGTCCCTAAGAATATTTAAATTTGATATGACAGCATTTCTACTAAGGCAACTTATTTTCATAATTCTGCCGTGTGACGGGTATGACTGACCAAACTCATCTGAGTAATTTGCAAGTATGAATAAAATTAATTTTTGTGTTGGTGTGATCCCTTCTAAACTGACGACCGATGTGATGTGTTGTAATGACATATAACCTCCTTTGACGAGTAGAATAATTCTGTTGTATTCTTTTGTCAATTAATTTACAATGTATCTTAAGAAACGGAGGTATCAATGTCAGAAAATAGTAAAATATTTAATGCTCTTGCGAACATACAAGAGTACTTATTAGAAAACCCAATCGAGAAATCTAAATACAATAGCTTCTCAAAATATAACTACAGAGGTATAGACGATGTCTATGCGTCGCTCGCTAAACCCTTGGCGATGAACAAGGTAACAACAAACTTCTTGCCCGATCTAAAGGTAAGAACAAGACTGTCCGAGGACGGCAAAACGTCATACTCCTTATTGAAAGGAACCTTAAGATTTCTATCTTTAGAAGATGGATCTTTTGTTGACACTGCATATGTTGGACAAAGCAAGTCAACTCAAGGCAGAGACTTAGAGGCTGCAAAATCTTTTGCATATCGTGATGCACTGATTCAATTCTTCTGCGTACCATTTGAGCAAACAGTAGAACCGGAAATGGTTGGCGATGAGGGCGAGCCGGAAGAGGAAAAAATATTTGACATGTTTGTAAGTGAAATATCAGCAAGCAAAGATAAATCACAGCAAGAAAAAATATTTAAGAACTACGACAAGGTAGCAACACTTGCTGGCGATAAAGAAGCAAGAGAGAAAATTAACTTGCACTATACAAAAATGGCAGGTGCACAATGACCGAACCAGCAAAAAAAATAGTTCAAGGAACCAAAGAATGGTTTGCCTTAAGAATGGGAAAGCTTACTGGCACAAGAATACAACGTGCTGTTAAGGAAGATATATGGGCTAAGGGAGATCAATGGGAGGACCTAGCGATTGATATGTTCAGAGAAGAGCATAACCTACCACAACGCCCCTTTGATTCTCGAGCATTGTTTGCCATTACAAGAGGAAAAGAGAATGAGCCCAAGGCAATCAAGACCCTATCAGACCTTGGTTATGTTATTCAAGACTCACCATTTGTAAAACACCCCGACCATGATTGGCTTGGAATGAGCCCGGATGGAATACTTTTAAAAGGTAGAAAAGGCGGACCAGCTGCTGTTGAAATTAAATGTCCACAAACAAAACCTGTTAAGGATGTTAAAAAACAAAAAAGAAATTACTGGCATCAGATGCAGCTTGGCATGGAGTGTATGGACATAGATGAAATGCTTTTCTTTCAGTGGTATGAAACTGGTGACCATGTTTCTGAGTGGGTTGATAGAGACCCCGACTGGGCAAATATATATTTACCAAAAGCAAAAGAGTTTATTGAATGGTATAGCACTGCTAAAAAAGACCCCGAGAATATTGCACGTTGGTCTGTTGAATATAAAGAACCCGGTGTTCCTTATAAAGATGTAGACGATAACGAAGACACTAAAAAATTAGTAAGCGTTATGTTAGAAATTAAAATATTACAGCAAAAAATTAAAGAGCTTGATGCTGATAAAAAAGAAATATCAGCAAGGTTGATTAGTGATAACAACGGAGCTTTTAGAACCCCATCTGTGAAATGTCATTTAACTCAAGCTACCGGGAGGATTGATTATAAAAGATTGATTGAAGATAAAGATATTCCGGTACACGAGGTCGAGGGATATAGATCAGAGGGCGATACTAGAATTTACACAAGAATTGTGGAGGACAAAAATGGATGATTTAAATCCAAAAAAATCAGTGAGTTCGAGAGTTAATCATGATGTTCATGATTATCTTGAAAGGGTTAGTAACCAAGAAGGACATAGGTTCTATGACAGAGGCATGTCTTACAAGGTTGCTAAAATTTTAGAAGATTGGTACCAAAAGGAGGTAGAAGCCAATGGAATATGATGATAATAACAAGGGAGCTCTTTGGAAAACAGAGGACTCTTCTAAGAAATATATCTTAAACGGCAAGGTAAAAGTTGACGGTAAAGAGATGCTTGTATTTGCATATAAAAATGAAACTGAAAATGACAGAGCACCAGCTCTTAATTTAAGTTTTGTTGAGCCAAACAATGCGGGGGTTAGACCAACACCAGCACCAGCGGCACAAGTAAAAGCAGAAGATCTGCCTTTCTAATGAGCGACTTATCTGACAATAATAAAGTTGTTGTCTTTGTTGACGGCGAACAGAGAGAGTACGATAGCAGTGCTTTCTCTGAGGCAGCCCAAAACAAGGTACGTGATCTTCAGATATCAAACACCTTGATTAATACACGCTCAAGCGAGCTTGCTTTAATGCAGATGGGTTTGAGGGTTTTACAAAGTGAGCTTACGCCTTTGCTCCCCAGCGACGGCTTTACGGTTGTACAAAGTAAAGCAGATGAAGTAGAATCAAATACAAGCGAGACAAAAAAAGATTCGTAAATATTTGAAATGACTCTAATAGAAACAACGAGCCTTTCATCTAATGAGAGGCTTGCTTCACTCCAAGGGGAGGCTAGATTAGACGGCAGCCCTTGTAGGGGAGTGTGCTCTACGACATACGGCGATCTTCACTGTCATACCTGTGGCAGAACTCAAACAGAGATCACTGACTGGAACACTTTGTCTTCTCATCAAAAGAAACTTATTAACATAAAAAATGCTGCTGCTGGATTTAAAATTCGACAGCTAGAATCGCAAGACGAGCGTTGGGCGGAGTATCAAAAATTGAAAACTATAGACAACCTTACAATCAGAGACGCCATAAAAAGAGTTATTTCTGTGGCTACCAGCCAAGGCGAAATGTTTGATCAAGACCATAAGTGTATTGCTATACTTACAAAGATCATTACTTCAGATCATAAGTTTAATGACATATCGCTTCAGTCTATTCTTTCAGAAGATGACTATCAAACAATCAAATCAAAATACGAAAAATAATCTAACCATGTTAGAGGTGCATGTTCCAGACTCATGCATCAAACAGGCTACAGCTATGTCAAAAAAAATGGGCATGCTTAACAATTCAATCACCCAAGGAGAAGGAAATGTCGCTGGATTTATTGGTGAAATAATCGTTGCCAAACTTTTAAACGCTAAACACAACAATACTTACGACTATGATTTAATTTATAACAATCAAAAAATAGATGTTAAAACCAAAAGAGTTTCTACAAGACCTAAGTTAGGTTATGAGTGTTCAATAGCTGAAACCAGTACACATCAAAACTGTGACATCTATGTATTTACTAGAGTTAAAAAAGACTACAGCATAATCTGGGTCCTCGGATATTTAGAAAAAGATTTATATTTTAAAAAAGCAAATTTTTTAAAAAAGGGAACAATAGATCCAAGTAATAATTGGAAGGTTTTAACAAGTTGCTACAACGTACCAATCTCAGAATTAAAACAAATAAATTTATTGGATGAGTATTATTAAGTTGACTTAGTATACAAAGTCTTTATAATTCTAAGTTAAACATTTCAGGGAGGTTATATGTTAAAAATAGAAAAAGGTATACCGATGCCAGATCAATGGCAAGAAAATCACGGCAAATCCAAAGAAGACGATATAAGGAAAACAATTTTTGCAATGGAGGTAAAAGATTGTGTAACTTTTTTAGATTACAGAGAAGCAACACGTTTCAGATCTAGGGCTCAAAGTATTAAAAAATCTTTAAGAGGTTTTGATAAGGAGTTTTCGTTAAGAACACAAACAGACGAAAACGGAAATACGTTTTGGAGAGTTTGGAGGTCAGCGTAATATGAAATTTTATGTAGCCAAATGTCATGAACATGAAATTGTTTATGTTTACACCAACAAAAAAGCCATGATAAAAGATTGCAACAAATATGGTTTTTTAGTTCAAGAACCTATTGAGTTTAAACAAACTCAAACAGCCAGTGTGCTTGGAGCAATGCAAGAATTATCTTCATACTGTGGCAATACTATTGACTATAAAATAGGAAGATAAATGGCTAAAGCAAAAACAGTACAATCAATTACCCCAGTTAAGAAAAAAACTTCTATAGGCAATTCAAGACTTAGTTATGGTTCGGGCATGAACAAAAAGAAAAAAGCTAACTTTAAAAAATATAGGGGGCAAGGTAAATGAAAGATTTTAATGAAGCCGTACAAAGATATTATGAGGTTAAGAATCCCGGGAAGAACGATCCCACTTACATAAAATATTTTACTAAGTGTTTTGGTAAAAAGAATATTAATAAGTTATCTAAAGAAGATCTAGCCAACGCTAGGGCGGGGATAAAAAAATCTCCCGGTACTGTCAATAGATACATAAACTTTTTAAGAGCAGTTCTTAATTACTGCTACGAAGATTTAGGCTGGTTGGACACAAAGCCAACTCTTAAAAGAGTAAAAGAGTCATCCAAGAGGGTGAAGTTCTTTACGCTTGAAGAGTGTGCTAGGTTGCACGAGGCTTTGCCTGAGCACCTCAAACCTGTGTTTGTTTTCTCCCTTATGACTGGTGTCAGGATGTCCAACTGCCTAAACCTGAAGTGGGAAGATATACAGGATGGATGGGTATCCATTCATGCAGACGAGACCAAGAACGGGAGATCTCTTGCGGTGCCTTTAAATAAAGATGCACAAGAGTTGTTGAACAACATAAAACAAATTGGTCCCTACGTCTTCACATACGCTGGTAGGAAGCTTACAAGAACGTCAAACACTGGATGGTATAAGGCACTTAAAAAGTGTGGCTTAGAGGGCTTCAGGTGGCACGACATTAGACATACATGGGCTACTCATCATGTGCAGAATGGTACTCCCTTACATACTCTGCAACATCTTGGTGGGTGGTCCGACTTTAATATTGTAAATAGGTATGCTCACCTGTCGAAAGATTATCTTAATGAGGCTTGTGAGAATACTATATCTTTGATATCTTGAGGTTTGATACCTTCTTGCGGGGCTGCCAGTTAATCATATAACCCCCCTTTTTACTGTATGTTTGGCGGCTTCGCTTTTTACTTTTTATCTTTTGCTATTGCTGCGTTATAAGATCTAATAAAAACTTTCATTTCTGCGAGTATCTCATCTTCAATTCTTTCCTGTTCTTTATAATAAAACCTTGGATTAGATTTTTTATATTCTTCATTGTCCATCATTTCTTTGCGTAAATTTTTAATAATTTTTAAACTGCTTTCTTTTTCAGAAACAACTTCTGCACGATCAGCTTTGGCTGACAATGGAATGGTGTCAGATAAGTCAAGAAGGTTTGGTCTCGCATTATAAATTTTATTTGTGTCTTCCACTGACACGTTCGGATCTTGTTCATTTCTTAAATAGTTTTGAGAGTAAGATTCAACATCAACCACCGCATCGTAAAATAATCTGCTTGTTACATGGTCTTCAGGGACGGCTAACAATCTTCTAACAAAAGGTATTTGATTAAGTTCTCTTGTTCTTATAGCACCCTGACCCTCACCAAAACCTCTTTCGGCTATTTCTTTAGCACCATCTACAACCAGCTGACTTGATCTACCAATGGTCCTACCAATACCGCCTGTGCCATATGCAACTAAGTAACCTATGGTTTGTGGTGACAGATCTACCTGACCGGCATAATAGTCATTGCCCCCAGTAACATCATTCATAAAACTTGTTACGGCAGCTATCCACTCATTATCAGATCTTTTTCTAAGTTTAGATTTTGGTGTGTAATCTCCCGGGAATTGTTCTGGATATATTGGAGCACCAAACCAATTTTCATTCATTGAGAGTTCTACTATTGGTTTAGCGATAGTCGGCGTTCCTGTTTTTAATGCTTTAGGAAAAATAGATCCAAAGCCTTTTTCTTTGGTTTCTGCAATGCCTATTGGTGAGAATGATCCTGTCATTACATCAGCAAGCTCTACAGCTGCGTTCTCTAGCGACGTTATGTTACTTCCCTCTACTGAATTTGTGTACATAAGCTCAGCCATTGTGCGACCAAGATTATGAAAAACATTAAACCCATAGGGCAAAGGTATAGTAACCGCAACTGGTTTACCATTAAAGTTAACTACCTCTGTAGAATCTTTTCTTTCAAAAGATAATTCACCATCTTTAAAATTAATTTCAGGCGTTGCTAACATAATTAAATAGTTTGTTTTCTTTTTATAATCTGGATATTTTTGATATATCAACATTCCATCTTCATCTTCTGGTGAAGACATTAAGTTATAAAGGGTTGAAATAAATCCTATAGATACCAATCCACCTGCAAGTTTTAGTTTTCTTTGTGATACTCCACCGGGACCATAACCTCTAAAGAAATTAACAGAGCCCTGAACTGACGCATTAAAGAACATATACATTGCATTAAGACCATTGCCTTGTATTCCTTTTCTATTAAAGTTAATAGTTAAATTCTTTGCCAATATTGCGGCTTTCTTAATTTGTTCCGGGGTTACATTATCAATGCCACCTTGTAATTCTATGGCTGATCTGAAGGCAGTAAACCTAGTGCCGTTTTCAACAACAGTGTTAGCTATTTCAATTGGCTTATAAACTGATTGTATGGCTTTTTTAGCATTGCCTTTAAATGTTCCTTTGTACATATCTGCCATGTTGTTAAGATCACTCTGTATCTTTTCAATAGTTGGTGGCACCACATATCCTGTCTCGGCTCCAGACTCTTTAAATGCATCATAATATTTTTGATCTTCCGCACTCATCTCTTTAAAAGTTTCTCCACGTTTTAAAACGCCCATGTTTTTAAATACGCTTCTAAATCCAAACTTTTCTTCTAGGATTTTAAGACCTTCAGCTCTTCCACCAACAAGCTCTTGCTCGGCTGCCAAATTTAAACCGGCAGCTTGAAAGTCACGAGCAAAGTTTGTAATCATAAACTCTGGATCTAATACGGTGTTTACCATAGCAAGACCTCTGGTCACACTTGCAACGGTACTCATTATTCTGCCGCTTGTATCTGTGTCCCATCCAGCCATACCTTTAGCAAGTCTCTCGTTTCTAATAATAACAACCTTTTCTTTACCATCTTCTTTAAATGAGAATATAGCTTTCTGACCATCCCATTGTGGCTTGGCTGCCATAAATTTATTCTTACCCTTAACTTCCCATACATCTGCGTTAGGAAATTCTCTTGCTAAGTTTGCTAGCTTGGTAACAATATTATTTTTTTCTGATCTAATAACGGCGGCTGATGCCCTGCCTAAAGTTTGCTCTAATGCAAAGTCAGCCTGTGATGTTCTTCCTTTAGCTCTTTTAACTTCAGCACCGGATACAGAGAAGGCTTGAGATATAGAACCATTGCCCTTACTAGATGGAGAAGATCCTTTCTTAAGTGTGTCTGCTGCAAAACCGGCAAGCGGGACATAATAGTCATATCTATCCTTCCAGTCTGCAAGGTTCTCTTGATCAACAAGACCATTGTCTTTATAAAGCTTTATTGTGTTATCTATAATTGGCTTATGGTATTTGTTGTAAGCCTCCATTAATATTTTACCTTTGGCAGCAACCGCTCTTGCTTTTCCGTCTTTGTATATAACACCGTTTCTTTTTAAATACTTAATAGCATCCTCTGTTTTAATTCCAGATCCTCTGTCTTTATATTTAACAGATCCGGGTTGTCCGGGTTCTCTAAGGCTATTTATATATTCATTTCTTTCGGGTGCATGTAGGTTGTATATAAACTTATTGTATTGATCTATTGTGTATCCGTTATCAACAATAAACTTAATTAAAGTTTCAGCCTGTCTTTCAAACTTCTCTACACCAGTTTTTACTTTGCCGTGATATAAATCTGTTTCGTCAGTTATTCTTTTTCCCTCGATTGCCTCGGGTCCGAACTGAGATTTAATTGTATTTTCTACAGTAAAAGCCGGGTCAAAGTTATTAACAATATTTACTTTAAAGTTTCTAAACTTATTTTCAAACCAGTTCTCATCCATTAAAGTAAATTGTCTATTTTGGTTTGGGTCTGATGGTGGTGGTTTGCTTCCTTTCTCTGGTGGGACTTCCATAAGCATATCCGAATCTTCGGGCTTCATGACTCCCGGGGTATCTTGTCCTTGAGCAACATCAAGGGCTGCTTGTCCGTCTCCTATAATTGCTGCTGACTCATAGTTGTTAGTATCAAACTCATAGTTTTTTCTTGCTTCAAGCCCCGAAAAAGACTGAGGTTTAAAAATATCAATTCCATAGTCTTTCAATGTTCTTGGAATATCCCCTGTTTCTTTGAACATTTTTTCTGCAATAGATTCAAAGGCAGCTCTGCTCTCTGTGTTATAGCCTATTTGTATATTTACTGGAATTGTTTGTGCTCCGTCTTGTAGAGCTAAGGCTGATCTATGTCTACCCTCATGACCAATCACCTTACCATCTGGGTCTATAGCAAGAAATGTTGCTATTGTTCGTGATGGGTTTTCATCCATTTCAGCGGGGTCAAATCTAAAAGATACATCTTCCTTAAACACACCATCTTCTTCTTTTCTTGGTCTACGGAGACTGTACGCCGGACCCCTTAGCTTAATGTTTTCAATTTGTTCATCTGTTGTTGTTGTTAATTTTAGAAAATCGTTAATGGGCATTCTAATAATAAAATCACTTACTACTTGCGGGCTTCCAAACACTACATCACCAGACCTATATGGATTTATATTGTTTTCATCAATCCAATCTCTTGTTTTTTTTAGGTCCTCTTCTGAGTCGTAAGCCTTGGGAAAAAGAGTTGGATAAATTTTATAAGACCTTTGTTGAATATTTTTAATTGCTTGCATTGGAAAATCAACATAGGCTGGTTCAACAAGCCTGTTGCCCTCAAATACTGCTGCTCTGGATTCTGCGTCTAGGTCTTCTGGTCTGAGTCTGTAGTTGGTGTTGATGGATTCATTTCTTGTCCATCCATATCGCTCTGAGAAGTCTTGATCAACTTCTTGAATTCTCGGTTGGATTTTCCTGATGAGACTTTCAACCCTTCCTTGAAGATCGGGTGAAATTCGTCTGCTATCTCGTAAGTAACCTTCGCCATTTTTGTCAACCTCCCAGTTGTTTCCTAGGTAACCAGTGTTAGCTGCAAAGTGTGTCAGCCTAACATCTTCGTTATTATCAAATTGTACACTATTTAGTGCTCGTTCAACAATTGACCTAAACTTGATGTTGTCAATTCCAACATAATCAAAGTTAATTATTCTTGCTCCCCTTGGAGATGCAATAGGATTATATTCTGTATTGCCTGACTCTTGTGCAATTGCTTCAGCAACAGCAACAGTCTCTTGTTGGGACAGTGGTCTGCCAATATTTATTTCAAAACCATTTAAGTCTTTCTTTGCAATGTTCTTTTGAAAGAAAGGTTTATGATAACCAACACCATCTTGTTTTAATAAAATACCAACAACAGCTGCATATGCTTCTGCTAAATCTTGCGATGCTGGATCTAATGCTGTTATTTCATCTTTTTGTGCTTTGTATTTTTTAGCAAGCACGGCTTCGGTTTGTGTTCCCGGGCTTACAGCCTGCTCAAAATATCCCGGTGCTTCAAAGTTACCGGGAGTTAATAAGTCAAGTTCTTTTGCAATAATGTCGTTGCCGTCTTGATCAAGAAAAGCTTTAGATACTGCTACATGATATTCTTGTAGTTGTTCATAGGTTGCATCTTTTACCTCTGGCATGTGGTTGGTTGTATCTCCGGGTTTAGACTCCCAGCTAATTTGTGCAAGGTTTTCTTTTAACGCATCACTGTAATCATATTTAGAAACCTCCGGTGAGGTTCCTTCGTCCTGTGATTTTTTAGCAACCCATATAGCTGCCTGTACCTGCCTTGGTTCCCATCCAAGATCGTTTGCAATTCTTTGCACCTCTTGTTCTACAAAATCATATTGTCTTGGAGATGGTGCTTCTGTTTTATATCCAAAGGCTCTTACCATCCAAAGGTCTGTAGTAACAGCTTGCTCTTTTGTTGGATCAATAAATCCTATAATGTTTGCATAAAAACTATTTGTTTTTCTACCGCCCCAATCTTTTCCCGAAAAAATATCTTCTAACTTTTTGTTCATTGATTGTGGGAATCTACCAGTGTTAATTGGTCTGCCAGCCTTATATTGATTGTAGGCTTGTATTGCATAAACCATATTTGTGCTTACTGGTGTACCGGGAGATGTGATGGCTATAGCTTGTGCTAAAAGATCTGCTTCTTTTTTATCGCCGTTTGTTACATCGAGTAGAGCTTGACCGCTTTGTTCATACCAAAATCTACCAGCTTCACCCTCTTGAGTAAGTCCTGCTATTTTTCTTCTTAAAGCCCCAAGAGCTTGGGGAGTTGTGACACCCTCGGGTGCTCCTACATATTGACCTGTTGTTCCGACCCTTGTTCGTACTGGAGGTCGTATATCGTCCCGTCCTTCTGTTGGGACCTCTGCTGCCAGCTCTCCACCGGCTGGTCCTTCTGAAGGGATAGTTCTATCTGTTGTTGTGTCTGTTCTTTCGGCTGAAACCGATACACTTCTAGGGGCACGGGGTGACCGAAACGCACGAAGTATTCCGCTGCTTTTGTTTCCAAATCCGTCAACTGAAATTTCATTGTTTACCCTATCAATAAGTTTAACTGTCTCTGGTGCATATTGCTCTAGTAGACTCCTGTTAGTGTAATACAGGTTGTGCATTTGTGCAAAAATCTCACCCTTAATAAATCTAAGTTGTCTTTGTGCTACCGCAGGATCTGCTCCTTGTGCTATCGCATGCATGGTAGAAATATAAGAGCTCATTGGGTACTCAAGTAAACGTCCTTCAAAATAAACACCATCTTCTTTTTTTAGATTCATGCGTGTTAGGTTTTCGTTATTAAGAATTGCAAAGGCTTCTCTAATAATTGGACCCTTGGTACCAGACTTAATGACAAGCTCTGGATTTCTTTGTCTAAACCCAGCATCGTTGTATGTTCGCTGCTTAAATCTGGTTGGTACTTTTTCAATTTCGTCAGCCAATGAGGTTGCTATTTCATATTCTGGAATTTCAAACAGAGGACTGTCAAAGTGTGCAGATTCTCCGTAATCAAAGAAACCATAATCTATGTGGTGACCTAGCTCATGAGCAAGAGCTGCTGTTGTATTAAGGTTGTGGGTTGATAAGCCGACAAGGGTTTTTCTTGCGGTGTCAGCGTCATAAGAAATTCCCGAAAGTTTTGTAAAACCTACATTTCTAAAAGCTGGATTATATACAGCATACGGTGTGCTAACTGCTTTTCCTGAACGCTCGTCGTTACCAATCATTCCAAAGAATGTGATGTCTTCTATTATTTCAAAAGGCATCCCTGCCTGATTAAGAACCGCTATAGATGTGGATAAGTTGTCTGACTCAACCTCGTTAAAGTCCCTAAGTCTTGAGGTGTAGTCGTCCATGTCTTGTTCGGTAAAGCCCTCAACCAAAAAGTCATCCATATTGAATCTTCTAGAATTTACTATGTTAGATTTAATAGCATCTTTCTCTTGTGGGTTTATTTCTTGGAAACTTATTGGATTTATCTTACCGTCAAGTTCTGATATTTCTATATCATTTAATAAATCTTCTGTGGTCTCTCTAACTTCCGGAGAAACATCCTCATCTATCTCTGTGGTTGTAGGACTAAAAACCTTTTGTGCAGCCTCTAGGTCTTGCGGTCTTACTATTTCTCCAGCAGACTTTCTTTGTCTCATGACATCTAGTTCGTCTATCTCTGGCTCTGGTGGTAGCTGTACGACCTCACCAAGCTGATAGTTTAAATAGTTATTTGTTAAAAAGTCTTCAGGGTCTAGCGGGGTTGTACCATCTATACCCGTGTTTAATATATCAAGAGTTGTTTGGTCTATTGCCTGACCAAGGAAGTCTGCATTTTTTACGGCTGTTTCCAATTCCCTAGCAAGCACACGTGCTTTATTTGGATCAAGCTCTAATAAAGATTGTTTTACTTCTGGTGCTAATTCAAAAACTCCTCTTGCAGTAATTGCAGACCCACTTCCCGCTAAAGAAGCAAAGAAAGAATTAAAAGCAATGTCTCTAAAAACATCTATTTCTCTTGGTCCTGTGTACAAAGGGTCTTTTGACGCTTCTCTGACTTCCCTTAATTGTGTCTGTAGACCAAAGGCTGTGTTGTTTAGCTCTTGTGCAACACCGTTTACAGTTTCCCAACCGAACTCATTAAGAGTCACATTGAACCCATCTCTGGCTAAACTTTTATAAACGCTCTCGTTCTTTTTATATGATTTTGTAAATAGATCAGATAGTTTTTTTGTTGGCACTGCCTCTGTAATAAATTCTAACGTGCCATTTATGTTTGCATTTAAGCTGGCTGCATCAATTGACAATCCCTCCATTCTTGCCTGTTGATAGGATCGACCAGATTCTTGTACTGCAAACATTGGCAGCATTGAATATGCAACATATGGATTTTTTGTATAGCCAGCATATAAAAGCACAGGTGCTTGTTGAATAAAACTTTGAAATCCCTGTGCTGCGGCTGTACCTATATCACCAAGATCTGCGTCTTTATAAATTTTATCTAATTTTTTTTGTAGCCTTGTATATTCTTTTTCATTTTCCCCGAGAAACGTAAGCAAATCATTTTTAATTTGTTGTTGATATTCAGGGTTTGAATCATATTTTTGCAACTCACCTGTTTGTTGCATTGTGATGATCGATGCGTCGGCAAACAGCATTGGGTTATCTGTAACCCAAGAAGCCGGTCTCTCACCCTTTAGTTCAGAAAAATAAGACTCTACTGCTTTTCTTTTAATTCCGTTAAATCCCTGCAAGAAACCGGGAAGGGCTGCTTGTGCACCAACTGGTATACCAGATAAAAAATCTTTTGTGCCAGAATATACACTAGAAATAAAATCAGAAAACTTGGGAATATCTACAAGATCTTTTTTTTCGTTACCTTCCTCATCTTGGAAAGTAAGCTCGCCCGTTCTATAGTTTAATGTTGGTGCTTTAGTTCCAAAAGCAATATCAGATGTGGTTGGCTCTAGCTCTTCTTCCCGAGGAACATATTCAGATATTGGCTTAAGACTAACCTCGGGCTCTTCTATCGGCTGTAGTTCTTCTTCTACCTCTTCCTCTGGGAATCTTGGCTCATATTCAGATATAGGTTTCTTTGCCACACTATCTTCTCCTTGTTCCTAGGTAGTAATAAAGTTCGCTTAATAAGGCAAAGTCATTGTCTGTTACATCGCCAGAATAAGTTTGTGAAAGCTCGTTTTGAATATCAGTAATTGCGTTATCAATAACATCATTGCCATAAGCTTGTTTAAGTTTTGGCAAATAACTGGCTTGTGGTTCATTTCTGTTAATTGCTAATGGTTGGTTGCCAACTGTGAAATCATATGATTTTTTAGATCTAACACCAGACGCCGCACTCCCAGAAGGTATTCTTGTTGCAGACCTAGCCTGTCTTAATGATTCCTCTACAGTAAGTTTTGTTTTATTAATAATTCCATCAATAGTTTCGCCTTGAGGAAGAGTGAGGTATGTTTTGCCATCAATAGTTTTTTTATTTAGATAATCTCCAAAACCATCAAATCCTTGAGATAAAGATCTAAGACCAGAATCAACTGTTTCCATATCTGCTTTATCTGTGCTGTCAAAGGGAAGTCTAGAAAATCTTCCGATTCCGAGCTTTACTTTTTTGTCTTCTATATCAAGATTGCTTTGATCTCTTAGTTCTTCTGCGGTTTCTAATATCAAACCTTCAAACTTTTGATCTGGTGGAAAATATTTGGCTGAGTTAATGCTGTTTATTTCCTGCATAATTTGAATCATGCTTGGGTTATCTAAGGCGGTGCCAAGCAAATGTCTGCCAGCAGATACCTGATCAATAAGGTCCGCTGTTGACACGGCTACTGCGTCTGATTTTTCAATATCACCTCTTATAACTTTTTGTGATCTATCGGGTAAAAAACCTTCTACTGTTTTGGTTTCGCCTGACGGGGTTAAGATAGTATATTGAGTACCTATCAATGACTTCTTGCCACCCTCTATAGATTCAAAGGCACCAGTCATTCTTATGTCTGTGATCTCTCCCTCGTTACCCTTATCGTCTTTATATTGCTTGCCTAAATACGCTGAAAGCTTTGGTCTAAATACTGCACTAATATCTTCCGCATAGTCACCAAGATCTATTGTCTCTAAATTAAGCTCTGGGTTTGTTGGTTCTAATACTTCTGCCAGTCTTGCCTGAGCCTGTGCATACCTAGGATTAAAATATTCAGGTATGTCGCTTCCATTTTCTTGAAGCCTATTAATAATTTTTAATGAGTTATTTTGCCAAGCCTGCCACTCAGGTGCGTTAGACTGCCTAAGCTCAACTAGCTGCGGGTCTTTTGACCAACGCATAGCACTTGATAAAAACTCAGTAGTAAGATTCCAGTCTTCTACGTCGTCATTTCGTTGTGCAATTTTTGCAGCCTCTTCGGTGCTTTGTTTAATATCTGATGTTACAGCATCACGCCAATTAATTGTTGATTCAACAACGGCTTCTTCTCTCGCTCTGTACTGGGCAGTATTTTTATAATTTAAATCTTGGATTTCTGCTTGAGTTTTTTCAGCCTCTAAAAGATTTTTTTGAATTGTTGACTGTGCAGTAATTGCATCTAATGTGGCTTTATCTCTAAGCCTTTCTTCTTGTTCTTTCTGTAATTGTAAGGCAGAAATCTTAAGACTTAAATTAATTCCGCTCTCTAGTCCGTCTGCAAATGACATGATTAATCAAATATTTTTTTTAACAAAAATGCTGCTGCTATAGCTGCATAAGTGTATGGGTTAGTTAATAGTGCTGTGGTTCCGCCAGCCGCTGCTGTGCCTCCCTCAGCTACCGCCGCTGCCTCTGTTGCTGTTGCCGTTCCAGCCGCAACCTCAGCAGGTATAGCTGCAACGCTTGTTGCTGCCTGTGAGCCGGGAGCCGCAAACATATCCACCCCGGTAAGACCAACATCCGCAAGTGCCTTTCTTGAAGCCATGCTTGCTGCAACTTTAGGTGCCGCATATGCACCCGCTACACCAAGACCTGTACCAATCAGTTGTTGTGATTGAGCTTCTGCTGCCTGCTTGAGCTGTTCTTCTGCAATATTTTTAGATGCTTCTTGTTGTGCTACAGATGTTAAACCAGCCAAAGCTGATCCTTTAATCTGTCTGCCTGTTGTTAATAAACTAGCCACCTACTCCTCCTTGAGTTGCAATTGCTCTGGTTCCTAGGGCTCCGCCTATGTTTCCAGACATTAATTCCATTCTTCTTTCATCCGCTCTTTGTCCTGCTAGATTTCTTGCTGCGACAGTTGCAGATGTTTGTGATCTTTCAAGGTCTTTATAAAAACTCTCTGATTCTCTTAAACCAAAACCACCCATTCTTCTTCTTTGTTGACCAGATATATTTGCGTAAGCCTTAGCCACAGACTGTTGTGCCCGTGAAATTTCTTCCTGTCTAAGCCCCGGAAACTGTTCTGTTACTTCAGAGATCATCTGTTGCTGTACTGGAAAAAATCTGTTTAAGTAATCCGCATATTCTGCTTCATATAAATCTGCTAAAGTTTCCTGTGCAGCTTGATCTCCGGTTCTATATGGGTCTACAAAAAACTGACCTTGGTTTGCAGGCTGATATCCTCCACGACCAAGATCAAAATTCATTCTCGTTTGTGGCATTAACCCAAACGATGCTCCCTGATATAAATTTGTCATAGGATCAGCCATTAACTGCCACCACCAGAGTTATTTCCAAAACCACCAAGAGTATATCCCACCCCAAGACCAACACCTGTACCAATAGCCGCCGGTACTGTTTGTGCTTTTGCAAAACTAGTTTTTGCTTCCGCTTGTGCTCTTTGTTGTGCTATTTTTCCGACATCACCTAGACCAGACATAGCCTGACCAGCCTGTCCTTCTCCTAAAGCAATAATGTTTTGTAGTCCTTGGTAGTATCTATCTACCTGACCAGACATACCTTCAGCGGTTCCTATGCCTAGACCTCTTGCCTGTGCCTGAGATAGTTGTTGTGTTCTGCCTCGGTATTGACCGGATGTTGGATCTACGCCTTGTTGAAATGCTTGTTGTGCTAGCTGTCTTCTTTGTTCTTGAAACTCTGGTTGCTGTATTGTATTTACAAAAGATGCAACATTTTCAAAATTAGAAGGATCTTTTAATGATTGAACGTCAGCGATAAACTGATTTTCTAAAGGTACAAAATACTGTTGATAAAGATTAAACCTTTGTGCAGCAATTTTAGCCAATGACTTTTGTGCTGGGGTGTCTTTAATTGTTGTGCTTCCGCCGCCACCTGACATTAGATCTCCTTTTCTACTATGTAATATTTAAGGTTGTAGCCTCTGGTGTTCAGTGCTTTCACTAAACCATCCCAAGGAGTCCAGAACTCTATCTTAGAACATCCTTTTGTTTCAGCTATCATTTCAACCTCGTCCATATATTTCTTTGCTGCATCCGCCCTATCGTCATGGGCAATCCAGACCAATAAACCTTTTCCCGGTTTGAAGATCAAGGGTTTTTCTTGCAACACAATGAAGCTTGTATTTGGTCTTTGTTCAAGATCAACATACAGCTCAGCTATCCCAGAAACAAGCGATGCATAGACATCCTCAATCCGCCACTCTGGTTGTGACTCATCCTTGATCTTTTTAATACCGGGTAGGATGTCGTCCCAATATAATCTTACATCAACTAAAGATAGCATTCTGTCCGTAAGATATCACTAAATTTACCATTAATGTAGCCCTTTGTTACTATTCAGACGGCGGAACTGGATTATCAGAAGTTCTACCCTCAAGCAATTGAGCGGCATGATGGTTTAACATTATGTCCCTATCTTGATATGCAAAGGCTGATTTAATCCAAGCAATAATTTTTGCGTCCGTAAGGTCTGTAAGGGGTGTATAGTTAATTGTTTTGCCAGTCATTGGACAAGTACCCGATGTTGTATATTTACAAAAAACAAATCTCCAAGGAAAAGTAACGGTATTAGAAGATGTGTCTGTGGCAGTAACATTAAAATTAACCTCTGTTACTATATCAGCAATATCACCCTCTTGTTCTACCTTGTATGATACAAGCTCATATGTATAAGTATAATCTCGCATTATCCACTCACTCATTGCTATTCTCCATTAGACACTATATTTATAGAATCTTGCTGTAACTGTTATTGTGTCTGGTGCAGAGTCCGCTTGTGCAAGAATAAATAAGTTAACTGTGTTGCTTCCAGTGTATTCAAATGCTTGTGGAATATTTGCAGAATCAGAGGTAGAAAAAAACCTATCTACCTGTCCCGGCAGCTTATCTGTTGTGCCGCTGTTGTAAACTATAGCAGAGGTTCCTGAATCAAAATAAACCAAGCTCACCGTTTTAAGGTGATTAGTAATTCCTTGAAGTCTTACAAAGCCATGATAAAAACCAGCTCCTGAGCCAACACTTGTAACATATTTATACTGCATAGTGTTTGATGGGGTCCAAGGACCTATTGTTTGTGCGGCTGCTCCTGATGATGGAAGGACCAAGTTGGCTGTATTGATTTGAGTAGCGGTTACAGAGTTCGTTGTTATCTTTCCCCCGTCAATCGTAGTCGTGTTGCTGTTAATATCTGCCGCAGCTTGACCCGCCTCAAGGGGCGTGATCGTTAATTTATTTGCAGCAATTGTGTTTGTAATAATGTTGCCGCCATGAATAGTTGTGCCACCATTGGTAGAAAGGTCACTACCAACAATTAATCCCCCGGCAGTGATTAAACCCGCTACATTAATTCGTGCTGTATCTATCTGATCTGAGGTTATTTTTGTTGCACTTAAGTTTGCAATTTTTGCATCATCAATAGCAGCGTTTGCAATCTTTGCGTTGATAATCGCACCATCAATAATTTTTGCTGAGGAGATTGCTAGATCACCAATAATACCGGAAGCTGCGGTGATAGTACCCGCTACCATCTTAGCGGCGGTTACTGAGTTTGCTGCTATCTTATCTGCAACCACGGCGTTAGCCTGAATCTTATCAGCCGTTATAGCGTTAGACTGTATGTTGCCAGCAACGATTGCGTTGGTTGCAATCTTACCAGCAATAATTGCATTTGCTTGTATCTTTGCTGAACTAATAGCGTCTGTTGATATCTTTGTTTCAGTGATCGCTGATGCCGCTATGACATCTCCCTGAATAGCATTGACTGCTATTTTGGCGTTAGTTACAGCGTCTGCTGCTATTTTTGTTTCGGTAACTGCACCGTCAACAAGCTTGGCTGCGGTAATTAAACCATCTGCTATTTCTTGTGTGTCTATCAAGGCGGTTGTTCCTGCGGTGCCAGATGTAGAATTAAATGGTCCCGGGATGTCTTGTGTGTTTACAAATCTTATCCAGTAATATCTGGTTTGACCTGTACCTACCGCATGACTAAATACTGCCGCTGTTGTCTGTCCAACAAACACCCTGCTTGCAAAACTGTTGGTGCTGGATGCCCATACTTCTGCATGTGAGAACCCAAAGAATGTGGCTGTATCCCATTCAATAATAATATTTTGAAAAGCCCCATCGGCACTTACACCTGTGGGTGGTGGGGGTATATCTAGTACCTCTTCTTCACCAATAACAATTTGATTTGAATTTGTTCCAGTAATCTTGCCATCAGCATTTATTCTTATGTTTCTTTTTGCAATGCCAGTATCAATAAGATCTCTAAAGGTTACTGCTGCGTCTAAGGGATCTCCCTTCTCACCTTTAATCTGTGCAATAGAATCATTAACAAGGGTGGCAAATCTTTTTGCCTCTGGATCAAAACCTCTTGGTACAACGAAAGTACCTCTTGCCTTAGCCATCAGGTAATCTCCTGTGGGCTTTCATATACACAGACTTCGTTCACAGCGTCTGTTCCTTCAAGGATGATATGAAAGGCTTTTGCTTGATAGCCTCCGGGTAATCTAAATATATTGTTGTTAGTAACGGTCTGTGTGTGTTTTAAAGATCCGTCTGCATATAGCTTAAATGTAAGGCTGCTATAAGAGTCAGCACTTACTTTCGCTACACCCGGCGATATAGGTCTGTTTGAGTAAAACTCTTTAGACTTCCATGAGTATGTTCTTTTGCTTGCAGATCTGCCAAACTTTTTAAGGGTACCGTCAATAACTAAATATAGTTCGTCCTCCTCTCTGTCGTTGAAGCCTGCGTGTGCATAAAAATCTAAATTAACAAATGCGTTCTTTCCTCCCCTTGGATCAAAGATAAATCCTTTCTTGGTGCTTGAGTCAGAGCCGTCCCATGTAAAGCCTAGGTATTTGCCTTCGTACTCATAGCCCTCTACGTTAGACGGGTAATAGTCCTGCCATTGATCTCTGGTAAATATTTGTTCGGTAACAAGGTTAATGCCTGAGTTTGACATAAGCACGAGTCCGTCGGGGGAGGAATAAATAGCATACTCTCCCATGTCAACAAGTGAACGCTTATTACTATTTGGTAGATTCGCATCTATCTCAACCATAGCCATGGCTGAAGGATCTGTACCTGACACTAATAAGGGCTTACCTTTTGTTGTGACTAACAAGCCCGAGGCAATAGATGCTATTCCAACTATGTCATCTTTGGTTGTTATTTGGTTTGAAAGTGGGTATGAGTGTGGCAAGAAAGCCTCACTAAATAATAATGTGTTACCACTAAAGCCTGCTGTAATTCCGTTAGGCATTGTTGTGATGCCAAGCATAGGTCCATCTGGGTGTAATGAAGAGGTGTCATCTGGCGGTGCTAGATTGTCGACCGATTCTATTTCTTCCCCGAGAGAGGCGTCCAGAACAGCTTCTGTTGTTGTCCCTGACGATGTTCCAGATACATCTTTAACAAATCTAAATATACCATTGAGGTCTGTTCTATAAATTCTTCTTTTAGAAATATTGTATGTACCACTTGTTGCTGCTGGTAAAGATAGTGTGACTGTAGCTCCATTTGCGGCATCTACAATATCGCTTGTTGCAACTGTACTTGGTGGTCCTTCTTCCCCGAATGCGGTGATCTCTGTATACACATAAGCCCTTGATGATTCTGTTGCACCTGCTGCTGCTGTAGCATTGTTTACACTGGGACCAGTGGTAAATGCTGGTGGGGTTGGCAACCCTAATCTATATGTTGTTGTTGGATAAGGTCCAGCACCTGATATTCCGTTGGTTGCATCCACCATTCTGGGGAATCCAGAGCCTCCTCCGATGCCAGTAAAATAAAAACGTCCATGAACATCTTCTTTTATCGGGCTTTTAATTACATCTACCTCGTCGTTGAAGGTAAACCACTCGGCGTTGGTTGCTTTAAATATTGTTTTTGTTGTTGACCCAATGTGACTGGCTGGATGTGTTGGTCCGGTTTCAGATGCATCGTTGGTGTCTTGCGGCAGTGCTTCTAGCCTTCCACGATCAAGAAAAACATTCTGTGCATCTTGAGCAACATCTTCTGGCAAAAGTCTAGGGCTTAGCTTTTCGTTAAGTCCGGTAAATGTTTGTAATTTAAAACCTGCCATTAATCTTTTCTCTGATCTTTCTTCCCATCTGCCCGTGAGATCCTATCTACATCGGGTGGTAACTTTAGTGCTGTTCTGACTAAAGTATCAATCCTTATCATATCATTATCCATCTGCCTTATTCTATCTATTAAGGCAACAATCATGCTATGTTGAGTATCTAATTTTTTATGGATGTCAGCTATAAGATTTTTAAAAAGCGTCCAAACAAGATATCCCATTCCTACAGCTACTGCTGCTGGGATACCTATAGTCTCTACAACACTTAATAGCTCTTTCACTCTTCATTTTTATCTGGTGTGTTAGAAGCACCAAAATAAAAAGAAATAACAGCACTAGCTAAACCGCCGAGGTAGCCAAGCACAAGATTAATCAGTGCCTCGGAGTTCTGTTCTGGTGGCTGTAAGGTTACTAAAAATATGTATCCCATAAACCCACCGACAACAGCAATACCCATTATTCTGGCTGTCCAGTCTTTATTAAACTTTCCTCTGGCGTCTTGCTTGTCGTTAACTTCAAGCTCAAAAATATCTACCTCAAGCTCTTTCATTTGCAATTCAAAATCTATTTCTGCTTTCTTGAGCTCAACCATTTGATCTGCTGTGATGTTATTCATAGCACCTTCGATTGCTTTTGGATTGTTGGGTACACCTAAAATACTACTGAGTATCTGACCAGCTTGACCGCCGATTGGTCCACCTATCGCAGCACCCAGAGTTGGAGCTAAGGTTCCTAATATTGATTTAAGTTTTTTCATAATTTAATTATGCACTTGGTGGAGTTGGAAACTCACCTAATGGTCTAACAGGTGGTTCAGCATCGTTGTATTCATACAAGGCTGCTAACTCATCGACTGTGGTACAAGCATCAATTTTGCTTTGCATATCTGCTGCTGTGCTTCTGACATCAGTTCTAAAGGTAGTCCAATCAGCAGGAATAGCTGTACCAGCTTCTGTTTCTCTGACCACATACCAATCGTTAGGCTGTAATAAACCATAAGCTTGATTGATAATCACTTGATTGTGATTCCATTTAAGACCATGAGTTACATCACCAGTATCAGGATCAGTTGTATCGTCTAAGTTTTTAGGAGTAGCTGTACCATAAGATGCAGTTACCACATCGTTAGCAAAATCAAAAGATTGATTGGTGTTAATGTAATAAGAAGGGTTTTTAAAGTTGCTGTTATCTACAACCACTTCATAAATGCCTATTGCCTCTAAATCTTCGGCAGACCATACAGACATAATATTACTTGGATATTGATTGTCCCCAATGGTTATTGCTTTAGGTCTGGTGTAAACCTGAGTTACTTGATTGTTTTCTACTAATGCCCACATATTAATTCCTATTATATATTATCTTGCTGTTGTTGGTATACCTGTTGATGTTGTGAATGGATGTTCTGCAAATGCCATGTAGATATGCTTATTGCCACTACTGTTTTCTGAACCCGAAGTTCTAAATTTAAAACCATTAGAAACAAAATCATATTGTGTAAATGTTGATTCTGCTGAACTAGCTTCTGCTGAAAGAAGTTTTGTTTCAGGATTAAAAGTATCTCGTTTATTGTCATATATAACCCAAGACCCTGCTGCATTAACTTCTTTTGTCATAACCCAAGCAGGTTTAAACCCTGTATAAACAAAAGTACCATTTGCATTTCCATTTCCTATATAACTGCCAAACTTACTAAAGCCTTGTTTTTCTGCGAAGCAGTAGGCTACATGTTTACCATTCAAATAATTATTGCCACTTTGATTGTCTGCATAAACTCCAAAAGTGCTTGATGTTACTCCACCTGATGTTGATGTTCCCCAATAATTTGCAAGTGTACCTGCTGCTCCATTAGTGTCTAATAGTAAGTATTTATTTCTTGAGTTTGCACCATCAATACCATAATGATACATAATCCAACTATTTGCTTGTGAAAGACCTTTAACCAAAACAACTTGTGGTGTAACACCTAGTCCATGTCCTACTGAAGGATTTGCATTTCCTGAACCAATACCTGTGTAGGTAACAATAGAAAACCCTGCATCAGTATTAGCTTGTACTGTAGAGGTTATCCCAGTTCCATCCGTATTACTTGAGGTTGTACCACCATTGGCTTTCCATTGCCATGCAACATAATTGTATCCAGTTTGATTGTGTCTATAATTTTGATATCCGCTTGGGTCGTTTCCTGCTGCACAAGTAAATCCTGTAGAAGTTAAGCCTGAAAGATATCCATATCTATAAAAATCACCACCAGCAAGATTATAATTTAAACTTGTAAAAACTGCATTATACTTTCCAGTAGAGTTTCCACCGTAAGCAGTCGAATCTGTTCCTGCTCCTATCGTACTATTGTAAACAACTCCGGGACAAGACCCTGCAATGTTTCTATGAAACATCC